CGACGCAACGGACGCCGCAACGGCCAACGCAACGGCTGCCGCAACGCGCGCCGCAACGGACGGCGCAACGCGCGCCGCAACGATCGACGCAACGCGCGCCGCAACGGCCGACGCAACGGACGACGCAACGTTCGGCGCAACGATCGACGCAACGCACGCCGCAACGCGCGCCGCAACGGTCGCAGCAACGCGCGCCGCAACGATCGCCGCAACGGACGCCGCAACGTTCAACGCAACGTACGGCGCAGCGCTCAACGCAACGGCTGCCGCAACGGACGCAGCAACGCGCGCCGCAACGGACGGCGCAACGTACGGCGCAGCGCTCAACGCAACGGCTGCCGCAACGCACGCCGCAACGCGCGACGCAACGCACGCCGCAACGCGCGCCGCGACACACGTCGCAACGATCGCCGCAACGACCGACGCAACGGCCGACGCAACGATCGCCGCAACGACCGACGCAACGGCCGACGCAACGATCGCCGCAACGCGCGTCGCAACGTTCGGCGCAACGGCCGCGGCAACGCACGCCGCAACGCGCGCCGCAACGGACGCCGCAACGGACGACGCAACGGACGCCGCAACGATCGCCGCAACGATCGCCGCAACGCGCGCCGCAACGATCGCCGCAACGTACGCCGCAACGGACGCCGCAACGCGCGCCGCAACGCGCGCCGCAACGGTCGGTGCAACGGACGACGCAACGCGCGCCGCAACGGACGACGCAACGGACGCCGCAACGGACGACGCAACGGACGACGCAACGGACGGCGCAACGGCCGCGGCAACGGACGCCGCAACGCGCGCAGCAACGCGCGCCGCAACGGACGCCGCAACGGACGCCGCAACGGCACAGCAACTTGGTCTCATGTTCGGGGTTGACCCTGCTTTTATGTTGGGTTGCAGCAGAGAATGGCAGCGCATGCACCAAGGAGGAAACATGTGGGTGCCTTGGGCTTGCTATCTGTCAGCGTATCGCGATGTGCTTGGGCTAGACCTGCCAGCGCACAAAAAATACAGGGCGTGGGAAGCATGCGCGGTAGAGGGTGGTTTCCGGGTCATGCACCCGGAGTTCTGCATCGTCAGCGATCGGCCGGAACTACTCAAGGTTGATGACCAGAACCGGCCGCACTGCGAGACGGGACCATCGCATCGTTGGCGCGATGGTTGGAGTCTCTACCATTGGCACGGCGTGAGCATCCCCGGCGAATGGGTGACCGGCCGCCCACCATCAGCCGCGGAAGCCTTGACTTGGGAGAACGTCGAGCAGCGCCGTGTCGCGTGTGAGATTGTTGGTTGGGCGAAGGTGCTCGACCAGCTCAAAGCGAAGACCATCGACGAAGATGGCGACCCGGAAATCGGATCTTTGCTTGAGGTTCATCTCCCGGATGCCGGCAGGGAACGATTCTTGAAGGTTCGCTGCGGGACCGGCCGCACGTTCGCATTGCCTGTCCCCAACACCGTGAAAACAGTAATCGAAGCCCAAGCGTGGACGTGGGGCATCGAAGTGAAAGATTTTCAACGTCCCGAAATCCGCACCTAAAGGAATGAACATGAAGAAATGGACCACCGAACGCCCCGCCGCTCAAGGCGACCTCTTTCTGCGCCGCATCGACAAGCTGCCCGCGGATGCAAAGCTGATGCCGACCGAGAAAGGCGCATTCGTTGTCGCGCACAGCGAAACAGGGCACAACCACATCATCAAGGAGCGCCCCGGCGTCAAGGTCTACACGACCGACAACCCGATGGTGAGCTATCTTGAAGTGATTGACGCCACCGAGAAAACCGAGGCGCTGCTGGAGCACCTACGCGGCCACGACACGCACGAAACCCTGGCAATCCCTCCAGGCATCTTTGAGCTGCGCCGCCAGCGCGAGCACACGCCGGAAGGTTGGCGCCGCGTCGCCGACTGATCCACACCGATTCCCAACCCGCCAATCCGAAAGGCACAACATGGCTCTTCTTCCTAACCAAATCATTCTCAAAAACGTTCGCAGCGCGTTCCTCGTCCTGGAAGACCCGCAGGACTATTTGGACAACAAGCAGTTCCGTTGGTCGGCGACTGCCCTGATCCCCTACAACTCCCCGATGGTGAAAGAGGTTGAAGCAAAAATGCTCGCCGTCGCCGAGTTGAAGTGGGGCAAGAAAGGAAAGGCAGTCCACGACGCGGTGATCCTCGACAAGCAGACCACCTGCTTCCTGGACGGCAAACGCAAACCCGAGTACGACGGCTACGAAGGCCACTGGGCGCTCACGGCGCACCGGCCGCAGAAGTCGGGGCGCCCCATGGTCATCGACACGGACACCCAACCGATCTACGACGGCAAAGGCATGTTCATGGAGGGCAAAGCCGGCCGCATCTACAGCGGTTCGTTCATCAATCTGAAGGTCGGCTTTTGGTGCCAGGACAACGCCAACGGCAAGGCCATTCGCGCCGAACTGCTGACAGTGCAATCTCTGTTCCGGGGCGACGCATTCGGTGGCGGCGCCAAGCCGACCACTGATGAGTTTGAAGTCGTGGCCGACGGCGCGGACGACGGCGACTTGGGTTGAGCGAAGCCTCACCTTCGGGTGGGGCTTTTTGGAGGGGCTTGCTGGCCCGGCGGCCGGGGGAAGTCCGAGACACGCTAACGCGTGGAGTAGGCGTCCAAAATGCCCCGACTGAGTTCGACTCTCAGGGGCCCCTCCAAAGAGCAAACACATGCGCGACACATACCACGATCTGGAAACATTCAGCCGCGTCAACCTCAAGACGGCGGGCTCACACAAATACGCTCGCGACTGCGATGTGATGTTGTGGGCCTTCGCCGACGGCGACGGTGATATTTACGTGTGGGACCGCGTGTACGGCGATCTGTGGTCCCAGGACGGTCTGAGCGGTGTGTGGGCGCGACACACAACACGCGGCACGCCGAGCGAAATGAGCGCGCTGCTCAACGACGATCAAGCGCTAGTTTGGTTCCACAATGGCGGTCAGTTTGACTTTCCGGTTCTAGACACCCAGCTGCCGCACCTCGCGCCCCCGTTCGCGCGCCGCCGTGACACGATGGTGCAGGCTTTTGCGCACGCCCTGCCTGGGGCGCTAGAGAAGCTCGGGGATATTTTGGGCCTAGCCGAAGACAAAAAGAAACTCAAGGACGGTAAGGCGCTTGTGCGCTTGTTTTGCCTCCCGCAGAACGAAGCATTCCAGAAGCGATTCGGAACCGACCGCGCAACGCGCGACACGCACCCAGCTGAGTGGATGCGGTTCATCGAGTACGCAGGTGGCGATATCGCGACGATGCGTGCGGCACGCCGAGTATTGCCGCGCTGGAACTACAGCACCGACAAGCAGGTCGGGCTGTGCTTGCTTGACTGGAAGATCAACGCGCGGGGGTTCCTGGTTGATGTAGCGCTGGCACAAGGGGCCGTGGAGGGGTCTGGCAGGGCCAAGGCACTGCTGGCCGAGCAGAGTAGGGGGCTTACCGGCGATCAGGTGGGCGCGACGACCCAGCGCGATGTATTGCTGGCGTACATCCTGGCCGAACACAGCATCGAGCTACCAGACATGCGTGCCGACACGATCGAACGGCGGATCGACGATCCCGCACTGCCCGATGCCGTGCGCGAGCTGTTGAAGAACCGACTGCAGGCGTCCATGAACTCAGTATCGAAGTTCAAGACTCTGCTCAACATGGTGTGCGACGACGGCCGCATGCGAGGCTGCATGCAATTCCGTGGCGCCGGGCGCACTGGTCGGTGGGCCCACCGCGGCTTCCAACCTGGCAACCTGCCTCGTCCGACGCTGCCGCAGCGCTTGATTGACTTGGCTATTCTGGCGCTCAAGAACGACGATGTGGAGCTGATCGACTTGGTGATGGGCAACGTCATGTCGGCCATCAGCAATACCATCCGCGGCGCGATCATCGCGCCTCCCAGGAAAAAGCTCGTCATCGCGGACTTGGCGAACATCGAGGGGCGCATGGCCGCCTGGTTGGCCGGGGAAGAGTGGAAGCTGCAAGCCTTTCGCGACTACGACACTATCACTGGCTACGACGCCAAGGGCAAGGCGGTCCGCAAAGGACTAGACCTCTACATCCTTGCCTACGCCAACTCGTTCAACGTGCCACCCGAGTCGGTGCCGCCGAAAGGCAACGAGCGCCAGATCGGCAAGGTCGAGGAGTTGATGTTTCAGTACGGTGGCGGTGTCGGTGCGTGGATCACAGGGGCCGCAACCTACGGCATTGACCTCGACGCGATGGCCGAAGCGGTGCACGGCACCGTACCGCAATGGGCCCTCGACGAAGCCGAAAAGTTCTTGGGGTGGATGCACGATCAGGTCGATGAGAAGTACGGAAAACGAGTCGCCGCACTTGCCAAGAAACACCCGGCCGACGTTCCGCAAGCCGAGCACGATGCACTCTTGCAGCGGTGGCAAGAAGAGCGGCTCGCCAAGCGCTTCGGCTTGACCGAAAAGGTCTTCATCACGTGCGACGCGATCAAGCGCCTGTGGCGCAAGGCCCACCCTGAAATCTCGTCGTACTGGAAAGAGCTTGAATCTGCGGTGCGCTTCACCATCGAGAACCCTGGGGTTACCGTTGACTGCCGCAAGCTGAAGGTGCGCCGCAAGGGTGGATGGCTACGCATCGGGTTGCCATCTGGCCGCGCGCTGTGTTACCCGGAGCCCAGGATCGAGCCTGACAAGATCCCAAGCGCGCAGAACCCGAGCACGATGGTGAAGAACCCACACGCCGGCAAGATCTCGTTCGTTGGGCTTAACCAATACACCCGCCAATGGGGCCGGGTCTTCACCTACGGCGGGAAACTATTCGAGAACGTTGTCCAGGCTGCGTCATGCGATCAGTTCGCCGAGCCGATGCCGAGCATCGAAGCCGCCGGATTCGAGTTGATATTGGGCATACACGACGAGCACATCGCGGAGGCCGATGCCTCCCGCGACGATCTGAACGCCAAACTACTCGGCGATCTGATGTGCATGGACCTCAGCTGGAATGTTGGTTTGCCGCTCTCAGCGGCAGGGTTTGAAAGCGCACGTTACAGAAAGGAGTGATCGTGAAGAAAGACACCTATGACGACCTTTTCGACAGGCCCGACGGAGAGGAGGGAGACCGAATGCATACGGTTTCCTGTTCGCGCTGCGGCAACACCGATGTACGGTGGAGGCTACAGGGCGGCAGATGGACGTTGTTCAGCAGCAAGCCCGGCGTTGAGCACGCGTGCGTGCCGACCACCGATGGATTTTCAACCGAAGAAGGAGATTGAATCATGACTGGCGAATCAGTGAGCATCAAACGGCACCCCCGCACACTGCAAGAGGCCTTCGGGCCCCACACATCGCGGGAGGTACACGCGCCCTCGCCCGGCAGCTCGGTGCTTGCGAGATGGGGCTACGGGATATTGGTCGCCGTCTCGCTGGCCAGCGCTGCGGTCATGCTGTCAGGGTGCTCGCCGTATGACAGCAGCCCGGGCAAGAAAGACGGGAACGGCGCCACGCTCTCTTGCGTGAAAGTGGGGTGACGCGTGAAGTGTCCGAAGTGCGGTGCCGACAGCAGCGTGACCGAAACGCGGTCCTACAAGGCCGTGTTTCTGCGCCGCCGCCGTAAGTGCTTCAATGCTCACATCTTCGCAACCTACGAGGTACATGCGGGCAACCTTGACCGCAGCACGCTCGCCGGCGCCAAACGAGGCGCCGCCAAGGGCGCGAAGGCCCGGCAGCGCAAAGAGTACGTCCGCAAAAACCACGGCGTCCCATCGCTGGAACTCGCCGTCGAGTTGGGTATCACCGACGCTCGCGTGCGTCAGATTCGCAAGGAGTTGAGCGATGCCAGAACGTGACATTCGCAAAGCGCTGAAGCAGCGCGTCGAAGCCAATGGCGGCGAGATTCGCGCCGTGTCGTGGCTGGGCCGCAAACATGCGCCAGATGTGCTTTGCTTATTCCCTGAAGGAGCGTACCGGGGCCGCAGTGCGCACTTCTTCGTCGAGACGAAGGCGCCCGGGGGTACACCTACTCAAGGGCAGGAGCGCGAACACGAGCGCTTGCGCAACGCGGCATGCGTGGTGTTGGTCATCAGCACCCTCGGGCAGCTCGACGAGTGGTTGCCCTTGCCGTGAGAGATTTCAACCCACACCCCTACCAGTCCCTGATGATCGCCTTCGCAATCAAGGTACTGCGCTGCGCCATGTGGGCGGGTATGGGGATGGGCAAGACGAGTTCCGTGCTGGCGGTGATTGACGCTCTACTTCTAGCGGGCTCGGTGAACAAGGTGATCGTGTTCGCGCCATTGCGGGTGGCCCGCGACACCTGGCCTGCGGAAGCACTGAAGTGGCGACAGTTCGCCGCGATGCGCATCAAGTTCATCGGCGAGTGGCTACCGGCCGAGCGTGAATTCCTCCGAGCAAGAACGCAATTCTTGAAGTTGGCTTTGCGTGACCCGAAGCACAAGGAGCAAACAACCAAAGACGCCAAGGCGCTAGCGCTCAAGTTGCGCCCCCTGGCCGCCGCCGCGCGCTTGGAGTGGTTGCGTGACGTAGACGTGATGTGCGCGAACTACGATGTAATCCAGCAGCTGGTCGCGATCCTCGACGATGGCAAGTGGCCGTTCGATATGGTGGTAGCTGACGAAGCAACGCGGCTCAAGAGTCTGCGCACGAGGCAAGGCGGCAAGCGCGCGCAAGCACTGATGAAAATTGCCTTTGACAAAGTGACCCGGTGGATCAATCTCACCGGCACACCGTCGCCCAACGGCCTCGTCGACCTGTACGGGCAGACCTGGTTTCTTGATCGAGGCCATCGGCTTGGCAGTTCGTTCGACGCGTTTCAGAACCGGTGGTTCGGTTTCAAGCGAGCGGCCGACGCCATCGGCTACAAGCCCGGTGTCGAGCGCGTTGTATTTCCGCACGCTCAGGCGGAAATACAAAATCTGCTGCGCGACTGTTGTCTCACAATGGACCCAAAGGACTGGTTCAACCTCGATGAACCGATAGTAAATACTATTTACATCGACCTACCACCGAGCGCGCAGCGCCACTACAAGGAGATGGCCAAGGTGATGTTCACGGAGATCCAAGGCAACGCCATCGAGGCGTTCGCTGCCGCGGCCAAAACCATGAAGTTGATTCAGCTCTGCAACGGCGCGGCATACATCGACGGCGGCAACGTGGCGTGGACCGTGGTACACGACGAGAAGCTCGACGCGCTGGAGTCAATCGTCGAGGAAGCTGCGGGCATACCGGTGCTCACTGCATACCACTTCAAGTCGGACCTCGCACGGCTCAAGAAGCGCTTTCCGAGTGGGCTCGACTTGGCCACAAAGGATGGCATGAAACGCGCCATGGCCGGCGAAGGTAGGGTGTGGTTCGGCCACCCGGCAGGCATGGGCCACGGCGTCGACGGTCTGCAATACCACTCGAACATCATCGCGTTCTTCGGCCACAACTGGAACCTCGAAGAACGCTTGCAGATCATCGAACGCATCGGCCCGATGCGCCAGAAACAAGCGGGCAAAGAGCGCCCGGTCTTCATCTACAACATCGTCGCTCGCGGCACAGTCGATGCGCTGGTTCTGAAGCGCGTCGAGACAAAGCGCTCGGTGCAGGACATTTTGCTGGAAGCCATGAAACACCAGAACGAGTTGGGGCACACATGAGCCCTGAAGACGTGAAACGCGCAGACCAACTTCTTCAGCAACACACTGAGAGACAACACATGAATTGCGACTACCCACAGATTATCAGGGCCCTCAGCAGGCAGGAGGGCGGTGCGCACTACAAGAACCGCGCCATTCAGCCCATCGAATACATCCACGCAAATGACCTACCTTTCATTGAGGGCTCGGTAGTGAAGTACATCACCCGGTGGCGCGACAAAGGGGGCGTCGAGGACCTCAAGAAAATCAAGCACTACATCGACCTGTTGATTGAGCTGGAGGCATGCAAAACCGCGCGCGTTGACGCCTCTGTGCAACACGAGATACACTCCAAGACATGAGCAAGTGCAGCGTCGAGATCCGGGCCAACTCCATCCGCTTGCGGTTCACTCTTGACGGGGTGCCACAACGACCAACGTTGCGCGACGACGAGACAGGTAGACCACTCACGCCCGATGCAGGCAACGTCAAGTACGCCACCCGCCTGGCCGCCGAGATAGAACGCAAGATGGCGGCTGGCGTGCTCAACATCAGCGAATACTTCCCTGAAATGTCGAGCGAGACCACGCTGGCCGAACATCTTGATGTGTGGTTCGCCACTGCCCAACGGCTCGCCCCATCGACGCTCAAGTCCTATTGCAGCGCGATCAATTTTTGGAAGTCTGAGTTGGGCGATCAGGCGCTGCGCGGGCTCACGGTCACCGGCATTCGCACCGCACTCGCGTCGAGAGCCGGGCTCAACGGCAAGACGGTCAACAACTACGTCTCGGTGCTGAATACAGCGCTGGCACTGGCGCTGGAAGAAGGCCTCGTTGACGCCAACAAAGCGGCCGAGATTGGCTACGAGAAGTGGCAGCGCAAGCCCCCCGACCCGTTCAGCAAAGTTGAGGTCGAGGCCATCGTCAACTATGCGCGTGAGCACTGGCCGGGGCCGATCCACAGCATGGTTGAAGCGTGGTTCTTCACGGGGCTGCGCACCGGGGAGGTCTTCGGGATGCGCTGGATCAGTGTCGATCTTGTGAGCGGCTATGCCGAAGTTTCTGAATCAACGGTGCTTGGTGAGCACCAAGAGTCTACAAAGACAGGCATCACGCGAAACGTCATGCTCAATAGCCGCGCACTGGCCGCTTTCAAACGCCAGTCGGACCACCGCAGCGGCGTTGAGTTTGTGTGGTTCGACCCACGCAGCGGCGCCCCCTGGGTGGATGAACGCGCTTTCCGCCGCATCTACTGGGAGCCGATGCTGGATGCCTTGGGCATCCGCTACCGCCGCCCGTACTGCATGCGGCACACCTACGCCACGATGATGCTCATGGCGGGCCGCACACCGGCCTGGTGTGCCAAGCAGCTTGGGCATTCGATTGAGATGTTCCTGGGCACCTACTCGAAATGGCTTGAAGGCGACCAGGACGCGCGCGAGGTCGCAGGGCTTGAAAGGTGGTTGGCGGCATGAACGCAAGTCCTCTCCTTGCTTGGTGCGGTCAAACCGCAGTGATTTTGGCCAGCGGGCCGAGTCTCACCGAAGCTCAGGTGGCTCAAACCGTTCCAACAGCAGCTGATGCGCCCGTGAGGGTGATTGCGACCAATTCGACCGCGCTGTCTCTTGGCAAGCACGCCGATGTGGTCTACGCGAGCGACATACTTTGGTGGAAGACGAACTACCGCGCCATCGACGCGAAACGCGCCTGGACATGTGACCGCGGCGCAGCCGAGCGCTACGGTCTGAACTGGGTCAAGGGCGTGAACCGCCTTGGCCTGAGCAAAGAGCGGTGGATTCACACGAACGGGAATTCGGGCGCATCGGCCATCAACCTCGCGTACCTCTTCGGTGCTCGGCGTATCCTGCTGCTGGGCTTCGACATGAAGCTCGGGCCCAAGGGCGAGAAGCATCATCACCCCGATCACCCCTCGCCGATGGTGCAATCGCAGACCTTCGATGATTGGATTCACAAGTTCGACTTTCTGGCGCGCGATTTGAAAGCCGCTGGGTGCGAAGTCATCAACTGCACAGTGGACACCGCGTTGACGTGCTTCCCCCGCTCAACAGTCGAAAAGGAAATGTAGTGCTCATCGACGAGAAAGGCCAAGAACTGCTCCGCGCTGACCACGACGATCAGGGGGGCACGTTGCCGCCCGGCATGGCAGACCGTGCGTGCCTTGTAGGGGCCTTTCGGCTGCTCGAAGAGATCGCGCGCAAAGACGACAACTCGCACTATCGCCAAGCCGCGCGCAAGCAGGCCGACGCGCTGAAGAAGATGCTCAAGCGCCTCGCAAGGGACCGCGACGCCGACCTCACCGACGCTGAACTTTTCAGCGGGCCTCTGCAGAAACTCATCGGCGGGCCCCGCGCCCTGCCGCCTCCCGACGACGTTCTAACCATCAACATGAAATGACAAAACCCACCGCTATCATCACGCTCCGCCAGGAGCCCGCATACCGGCGCGAAGCCTTTGAGAAGGGGCTTACGCGACTCGGCTATAGGCTCGCCGACCGAGCTACCACGCCCGCTGGACCGCAAGACCTCTTGGTGATGTGGAACAAGAAAGCGGGTCGCGCCGAAGCCGACGCTGACCTTTGGGAGAAGTGCGGGGGCACGGTCATCGTGGCCGAGAACGCCTACTTGCAGAAGGTCGACAAGACGGCCTATGCCATCAGCACCCACGGCCACAACGGCTCGGGGTGGTTCCCAACAAACGACGAAGATCGCTTCTCGAAGCTGGGCTTTGAGGTCAAGCCGATGCAAACCCCAGCCGCCGGGCACATCTTGGTGTGCGGGCAACGTGGCATCGGCAGCAAACTCATGGCCAGCCCTCCACAGTGGGCCGAGAAGTTCGCGAAGAAGTACGTCGCCAACGGGGCGCCAGTGCGCATTCGCCTCCACCCCGGCAATTTCGCGCCGGGGGTGCCTTTACTACAGGATCTCGCTGGCGCGCACCGCTGCATGCTCTGGTCGAGCAGCGCCGGTGTTCGGGCATTGGTCGAAGGCATCGCTACGCGGCACCACGCTCCCCATTGGATCTGCGAAGGGTGGGCGCCCAACCGCGGAACCGCGCTGAACAAGATGGCCCACGGCCAGTGGTCAGTGGCCGAGATCGAATCGGGCGAGCCCTTCGCTCGCATGCAAGCAGAGAATTGGGGGCCGCGATGGGTCTGATAGCGCGACCGGTCGCCGGCAAAAAGAAATCCGAACTCATTTGCCAAGCGTTCATTGATGGGGCGCCGAGCCACGCCCACGGCGAAGTTTTCTACGGTGTTGACGCGAGCAACATCAAGCACTGGAATCGAGTGCTACGCGCGAGGGCCCCGTATTACTACTGCGACAACTCCTACTTCGATAGCGTGCGGGGAACCCAGTTCCGGGTCACCAAGAACGCAATGCAAGTCGACACCCGCAAGTACCAGTCGGACGGCTGCCGTTTTGACGCCTTGGACTTGCCCATTGCTCCGGCACAGTGCAACGCCGATGGGCACTGGGTTCTGATCGAGCAATCCCCCTGGTTCATGTCTCTGATCGGCGAACCTGAATGGTTCAGCGAAACCGGCAAATGGGCCGCAGGGACCGGGCGCAAAGTGGTCGCGCGCCGTTGGGACGCCGATAAACTGAAGATACAGGCCACTCTATCGGCCGACCTGGTGGGGGCCTGGGGGCTGCTGACTCACTCATCGGCGGCGGCGGTCACAGCGCTGTTGGCGGGCATCCCTGTTCGCACTGACCGCGCGCACGCTATTGCCTACGTGCGCGTCTCGTCAGACAATTCAGTGGACGGCAGGCAACAGGCTTTTGGCGTACTCGCCGACCACCAATTCACCCTCGCCGAAATGAAAGAAGGACTCGCATGGGCAAAGGTTGGTTCGTAACAGTCGGCCGCCACGGTGACCGAACGCTCGCGCAGCAGATGCTGGGGCTCGACGAACTGTTTGAATCTTGCAAAGGCAAAACAGTGCTCGACGTGGGTTGCGCAGAAGGGCTCATTTCGACGGCGCTGGCACGCACCGGCGCCACCGCTGTCCATGGGGTGGAGATCGTCGAAGATCACGTAAAGGTTGGCACTAAACTGCGAGGGGATCTGCCAGTCACCCTTGAAGTCGGCGATCTGAACACTTGGCGGCCGAAGCGCACCTACGATATCGTCATCGCTCTTGCGCTACTCCACAAACTCAAGAACCCAACCGAGGTATGCGCCGCCCTCGCGGCATGCTGCCTGGAGTTGATGGTGCTGCGCTTGCCCCCTGTGCACGCGCCAACCATCGTCGACGACCGGTCGGGGGGTAACCCACACCACATTGGAGTGACGATGGTGAAAGCAGGCTTTGAACCGGTGTCTAGTGCCTACGACGGGCCGTTCGGTGAATGGGTCGGCGTCTACCGCCGGGTGCGAGCATGACCGATCGGTTGATCCCTGGCTACCGCGCGATGGTGCAGGCAAACAGTACAAATTTCAATGGTCTGAGCATCCTCCAGCACACGAAGCAGATCGGCCGGCTCGCGCGGCTTGTCGGCGCCAAAACCATGCTCGATTTTGGCTGCGGGCGCGGCGACGCTTACCGCTCACCGTACAAGGTCCACCACCAGTGGGGCATCTCTCGTTCGGACGTCACGCTGTACGACCCGGCTTTCAACCGGGGCTGTAATCTGCCGCGGGGGCGTTACGACCTGGTGGTGTGCAGCGACGTGCTTGAGCACATCCCGGAAGATGAGGTAGACGCGTTTGTCCAGCGGCTATTCAGCTACGCCAAACACGCTGTGTGGGCGTCGGTGTGCTGTCGAGAAGCGAAGAAGTTCTTTCTCGACGGCGTGACGAACTTGCACGTCACGGTTAGGCCGCGTGGGTGGTGGCTCGACACGCTCGCGAAACACGCGAACGGCACGCCGTTCGAGTTGGCTGAGACGCTCTGACCGTGGGCTTCGGGGACATCCTCATGAGCATCGGTGAGGCCAAGCGGCTTCACCAGAAGACAGGTGGCCAGAAAGTACTCATCGCGGGGCGCGATGGGCGGCCCGTGAAGTCTGACCTGCTGAACGGCATCCCGTACCTGGTGACTTCACAGCCTGGCGCGTCGCGGGGCCCTTTCCAACGGCTTGCCGGCGGGCGCCCCTACATCGTGGGCAAAACGAATGAAAGGTGGACGTGGCGCAAGTACCGGCCTCTCCCCGGCGAGATCGTCTTCACCCAAAGCGAGCTGGAGTTCGCGCAACGCTACCGCGGGCGGGTGATGATCGAACCCCGCACCAAGCCCATTGGGCACGACAACAAGGCGTGGCTAGCGCCGCGGTGGCGCGAGCTGGCGCAGGCCCTGGACGCCGAAGGCATCCCCACCATTCAGTGCGCGCCGGACGGCGTGGTGCCGGTTACCGATACCAGCGCACTGACCCCCTCGTTCCGCTACGCATGCGCCGTGCTGTCGGTCAGCAAGGCCTTCATCGGCACGGAGGGTGGCCTCATGCACGCGGCTGCTGCTGTCGGGGTGCCTGGGGTCATCTTGTGGTCGCATTTCATCGCCCCAGAGGTCACAGGGTACAGCATGCACCGCAACATTCGGCACGCCGAAGGATGGTGCGGCATGCGCACGAAATGCCCACAATGTGCTGAGTCCATGGCACGAATCACGACCACCGAAGTGGTGGCCAACCTGAAGGAGATCCTCAAGTGAAACAATTCCAAGGCGTTTGGTTCCCCGCCCACGAAGCCCATCTGCCTGTGTGGATGGAAAAGTCGGGCGAAATCGTCGATGGCCGAGGCACGTACCAGGTCAACAAGCTGCGCGCCGCTGTGGCCCAGTGCAAGCAGAAGCGCACCGCCATCGACATTGGTGGGCATGTTGGATTGTGGTCGATGCAACTGGCCAAGATATTCAACCGCGTCGAGGCATTCGAGCCGGTGGCCGCCCACCGCGACTGCTACATCAAGAACGTGTTGGACGGCGCCACGAAGCGGGTCAACGTGACGCTCCACCCATTCGCGCTCGGCAAAGAGGAAGGCCGCGTGGCCATCCACACCACCAAGTTCAGCTCCGGCGATTCGTGGGTGAAGGGCGATGGCGACATTCCGATGAAGACCCTCGACAGCTTCAACTTCGAGCACGTCGACTTCATCAAGGTGGACACCGAAGGCTACGAGGAGAACATCTTGCGGGGTGGCACCGAGTTGCTTGTGCGCTGCCGGCCGGTGGTCATCGTCGAGCAAAAGCGCGACATGGCCACGGCCAGGTTCGGCCTGCCGCCGCGCGGCGCCGTGACCTTCCTGGAGAACCTGGGCTACAAGTTGGTCGAGGAAATGTCTGGCGACTACGTGATGGTGCCGCGATGAAAATCTATATCGGGTACGACGAAAGGGAGCAGCGAGCCGTCGAGGTGGCGATCAAGAGTCTGCGCACGGTGGCGCCGGATCTTGAGCCCGAGCTGCTGTGCGCCGCCAAGCTCACCGACCAAGGACTGTTGACGCGCATCGCCGACCACCGGGGTGGTCAAGACTACGACCTGGTGAGCAACGCGTTGAAGAGCACGCGCTTCGCGATCTCGCGCTTCTTGACGCCCCTGCTGCATCAAGAGGGCTACGCTCTCTTCACCGACTGCGACATGGTGTTCATGGAAGACCCCCGCGCCATGCTGCAGGAGGTACGGGCCGACCACGCTGTAAGTGTCGTCAAGCACGACTACGTGCCGTCCGCCCAGTGGAAAATGGTGACCCAACGCAATCAGCCGTACCTGCGCAAGAACTGGTCAAGCGTGATGATCTTCAACTGCGATCACCCGGGAAATCGCCGTCTATCGCTACGTGATGTCAACGAGCGTCCCGGGCGCGATCTGCACAGGTTCTACTGGCTGCATGACGACGAGATCGGCGCGCTCGACACGCGCTGGAACTGGCTCGTTGGGGAGCAACCGAAACCCGACCGAATCGGTATCGCCCACTTCACTCTCGGCGGCCCTTGGTTCGAGGCGTGGCACGGCGCCGAACACGACGATATCTGGCTGGAGGCAGCAAAATGACTGTGGTCGACTCGCTGACGCTTACCTGAGCGCTTCAGCTTTCGCGAGCATCTCAGTCTTGACCTCGCTGGCGCGCGTGGTGCCGAACCAAAACGCCATCACCATGCCCCAGGCCGTGCCCAGCGATCCCAGCATGATTAGCAAGGCCTGCGAGTCGGCGATCTGAAACACCTTGGTCATCATGCCGATCAGTACGCTGAAGTACCCTACCGTGACCATTACGGACAACAAGGCGGGGATGAAACTGCGGGTGGTCTTCTGCATGTCGCGCGCACTGGAGCGATCCCCGGCGGCGATGTTCTCAAGGTCGGCCGCCTGCTTGAACCCGAGCGATTGCATCTGCAATGCGAAGGCGTGATCGGCGTTCTTGAGCGCGAGCAGTTGTTCGGGTGTGGCGCCGCTGATCGCCTGTCGCACCGCGTCGGTGGTCTTCTCGCTGACCCCCAAGGCGCCGGCCACAGCTTCGACAGCAAGGCCCCCAAGAGGCCCGCCAAGTGCCGTCCCGATCCAAGGTGCAACGGTCTTCACAATCGTCCGCCAATCCATATCAACCTCCTGTTGGGGCTACCAAAGCCACGGCGCGGGCGTAGTTCTCAGGCCACTTCTCAGGGTGTGGCTTACCTGGCCGCCAATTGCGCTCGTAGTAGAGCCAACTGCCCTGTGTGTCACCCAATTCAGGTAGTGGCTTTGGGTCGGTGAACAGCAGCAGGCGCGCGAATGCTGCGGCCAGAATGTCATCCGTTGCGAGCTGCGTCCAAATCGCTCGGGGCTCGAAGCCGCAGTCACGTGCCCGGCACATGAGCCGCGCCTGTTCCGCCGAGGCAGAGTGACGCCACACTCCCCTGACGCCGCCGTTTTCCTCGAACTGCCAGAACCCGCGCGCGGGCCCCCCGCCGTGCTGCACCCTCGCGGTGAATTCACTTTCTTGCAGGCCTATTGCCAACAGAAGCGCGCGGGCGCGTGGCGAGTCCAGCGGGAGCGGGAGCATTTTCAACGCTGGTACGACCGCGTTGTCGAGTGCGAATTTGAGTTGCATCTCTCGCTCCTTCAGGTAACCGTAGCGCCAAACTTTTCAGACTGCGTGACCTCTTTGTACTACAGAATTGACCTGTTTTGGTCAGAACGGTGATGGGCGCCCCAACATTTCCCAGATGTAGGACGAAAGTGTGATGGGGTTCACGCCGTCAAGGCGGGCGCCCGCGGCGCAAAAACCACGAGTGGTGCTAGCGCACATCTGCTGCTTGATGCGCGCCTCGTTCGGCCAAGGCCACAGCTCAACGCTGGTGACCGTGTTGTAGCCTGGTTGGCCGAATCGTGACCCGTCAGCGCCGATGCGCTTGGTGATGTCCAGATTGAACCCGGCCGCTGCAAGCGCTGATCCGGCTTCAATGCGCGTCGGGTATAGCAGGCCAGAGGTCATCGGATTGCCAGAGAAGATATCCGTTGGCGTGGTCTGGTTGAACGCCCCGCCCGACCAAGTGCCATCCACCGCTACGCGGTTCGCCACATAGGATGAGTTGATGCCGCGGGTTCCAGTGCCGGTCACGATCGCGTTGGACAGCGTGCCTGTGCGACCTGACGCGACCATTTCCGGCGCGACACGAATCCCGTCACCGGCTTTGACGTTGACCAGCACATTGTTGAGCACGTTCCCAGTGCCCTCACGCGCCAGATTGAATCCGCCACCCGCAGCGCCGACGGCCGCAATGTCGCGGACGCGCACAGTGGGCGCAAGCGTCTGGCCTACGTCGAGCTCAAAGTAGTACCCGGTGTCAGGCGCGTTCACCGAGATGGTGCCAAGCCACTCATTGCGGCCTGTGCGATCGGTGTCGCCTGCGAACCGCTCGTGCTGAGCATTGGCGAAGTCACCATATGGCCCGGCGCCTCCCAACAAAAGACGGTCGAGCACGACAACGTTTTGCAGGCTCACATCGTGGGAGTTGTAGACCGTGATGCCGACGTTCGGATTCCCGCTGCCCAAGCAAGCGCTGGCTGAGCACCCGTCACCGCGCACGACCACGCGGCGCCAGACATTGCGGTCTGCGCGGTAATTAGAGACGATGATGCGCTGTTCGGCCGCCCAAACCCAAACATCTTCGATCAGGTTGTCGGTATTTCCATACTCGTGGTCGTTGGTGCCGATGCCGAGGCCGCCATGGAACCCCGAGTCCTTTATCGTGACGAAGCTGGAGTTGTAGAGGGAGCCGCCGCCCTCGAACGTGATGCCTTTCACGGTGATGTAGCTGTCCTTGCGGGTGGAGCGGCCGATGAACAGCCCAGGCACAACAACATTCCCCGGGTTCTGCGCCCGAACTACCGTGGGCGTGCCAGCTGCGCCGCTTGGGATCTGCGCGCTGCCGGCGGGGCCCGTCCAACTGATCGCGGAGCTGTAAGTGCCGTCCTGTAGCACCAGCTCACCGCCAGACGGCAGCCGCGCGAAAGCATAGGCAAATGTCCTGCAAGGGGATGTCTTGCAATCGCCGCTGTCAGTGCCGGAAGGTGACATTAGCAGCGCGCCAGTGGGCGGCTGAGTTGGTTGGCATGCCGTGGCCGGCGCCGAGGTGGGCGACAACGTGGTTACCACAGTGCAGGCAGGGGGCGCGCTGACCGTTACTGTGGTGGTTTGCGGCCACGGAGGTTCCTTGCCGGCCTCGCACGCAACCATAACCGTGCTTGTGCTCGGCTGCACGGTGCACGGTGGGTCTTCCGAGTACATCACCCGGAATGGTCGGATGTCGCTGCACGAATAGTTTGCACTCTTGTGCGCTACTTCAGCATGGGTGCGTGCTGCCGCGACACAAGCATCACGTGAAGAGTAGATCGGGTCGAGAGCTGTGGTGCCTCTCTTCAACGCCCAAGACTCGGCAGTCGGCATTGGTGTTGTAGTTGTAGCGGCGAGCGTGGCCGCCACACATGCGGACGTGAACATTCCGATCAAGATGTGCTTCATGGTTGGGGCCCCAAAGTTTCAGTGATGAGTTGTACCTTCTCTGCGTCTGTGTAAACAGGCGCGAAGGCTACCGCCAACGCGATAGCCACCAGGTTTCTGTACGATTCCAGCTGCGCGTTCACGCCGTCCATTTCAGTTTGCATTTCAGCGGAGTCCGCCGGTTCCAACCCTGAAAGGATGGTCGACAGCTGAGTTTGCAGACCTGAGAGGAGGGAAAGTTGAGTGGTAGTCGCCACGGTCAAGGTCCTACCGCATTGAGGGCGTCTAGCGTGCCCTGGGCCGCTAGGCGTGCGCTCTCGATCTTGGCGACGAAGGCCGCATTCTGCGCGGCCAGTAGTTGGATCTGCGCCAACGCCGCGTCAAGCGGTGCTTGTAGGGGGTTCGGGTCTGGTGTCGGTTCGATCTCACTCAACAATTGCTGCTGGGTGGCGCTATTGGCGCGCAGAGTGTCGAGAATTTCTTGTGTCAACTGCATTTCAAACTCCTGGTGGGTGGGTGGGTGTTACCGAGTATCCTCGGCATCAACGGTCATGAAATCGGAAGCCCGTTTAAGCTGGCGCTTCAGAAAACCGAATCTCTCCAACAAGGGGCGGACGGCGCGCCTCCAAAGGAAATGCCCGATCAGAAGCAACGTGTAGACCGCGGCTCCTGCACTAGCTGCCTCGGCCCATGAGCTGATGCCAACGGCGGCCCAAGCAGTCCCCAAGCCAATCGAACTCTCAACGGTGTCACGTTGTTGCGGCGTCATCCTTCAGGCTCCTGTTGTCGTTTTCTCTCGCGCATGCGTTGGGCCAAGCTCGACGCAATCGCCGCCTGGCTCTCGGCCGTTTTCAATGTTGTGGGGGAACGGTCCACGCCCTTGTTGACCGCCACGTCAAGGAGGTCGTTCAGCGCTTTGAGAACGGCCGCGTCCGAACGCAAACCGACGGTACTCTTCACGTGCTCGATCATCTCTTTCAGCCAGCGCACCGCCTCTGCGCGCCAGGAATTGCGCCCGGTGAAGCGCTCATTGAGGATGCGCGAGGCGTTCACCGCCCAGAACTCGGAGGGGTTCGTCAAATGGTAGTGCTTGTCGCGATCCAGAACCCCGTCTTTGAACGCCTTCTTCATCGCCTCAAACGCTTCCTTTCCGCCACCTGCGATGCCGTCCTCAATGCTCTTCAACGCCGCGCGCACCTCGGGGGTAGCGGACTTCATCTCCGCTTCGAGCGCCCGCCGCCATTCGCGGCGGATGCCCCGTTGCACTTCGGGCGGCATCATCCTCTCACTGTGGTGGAGGATCTCGTGCGCCGCCCGGTCAGGGGTGCTTTCGCGGTTCTTGAAAATCTCGACGACACGTTCTGAGGTCTTATAGACCGCACGGGCAATGTCGCCCCCCGTGTTGCCGCTCACGGAGGTGCGCAACCCCCGCGCCAGGTTGGGGTTCTTGTCGAGGGCCCACAACGCGAGTGAGCCTTCGTCTTTGCTGAGCGAACCGTCCGCGATGCCTTTTTCGAGTGCCTTGCGCGTTTGCCGGCGGCCCCGCTCGACCTCGACGGGGGCGGGCGCCGGCTCAGCGCGGCGCTGGGCGCGCTGCTGGTGCTCGAAGAACGCTTCTTCGCTCCTCGGCGAACCCAGATCGGCTAGGGTTTCGCCTTCCCCACCGGCGGCTTTGCCTTTCGCTTCACGCTGTACGCTATCGCCAGCGCCTGCTTCTGCGGCTTGCCCGCCTTCATCTCCTTCGCCACGTTTTTGCTGAAGGCCTTCTTGCTTGCTGACTTCACCAGGGGCATTTTCCAACTCCTTCGTTTTTCCGACTGGTATCTTTTTCGGCGCGGCCGGCTTGATCTCGGGTTGCCCTTCGGCCGTCTCGCCCACCGGAATAGCTTCGGCTTTCTCGATGGCCTTGGCCTTCTCGAAGAGGGCGGCCTTGATCTCGGGGTCAGCGGTAAGTGCGGCCACCCGGCGCAGCTCGGCCGCGTCGTCTCGGCGTTGCTGGGCGTCGGCCTCTTCTTTCAGCTCCTTCTTGATCCTCACAGCGCGCTCTTCCAGGGCCTTCTTGGCGACGGGCGAATCTGTGGCCACCATGAGGCGCTCGACTTCGGTCAACCTGGGGCTGGTCTTCGGGGCTTCAGCTGGCTGGATCACTTCCGGCTTGATTTCGGTGGCTTCCCCCTTGGGCACTGGCGCGGCGCGCTCAGCGGCGGCTGCTTCGCCCGCACGCGCCGCGCGCTGCGACTGCATGGCTACCTGGGCGCCGGGCGCCAACGTAGCGGCGCCCATGGCCGGAGTGCCGGCAATCTCAGCCGGGGCGCCCGCAACCATCGTGTCCGGTAGATCAGGGCGGCCGGGCACGGCTGGGATATCGCTGCCTGGGTTGCGTCGCACCTGCGGGCCCGCCCGGGTCGGGTTGGGCTCGTCGACAGCGCGCACCAGGCCCTCAGTCGGCACCACCTCCAGGGCCCCCGCTGGCGGTGCGGCGCCGGGTGTGGTCTCCCGCTCAGGCGTCAGATCACCCAAGGGGCCAGGCTGTGCCGGCCGCTCTGGAGCAATCGGGGCGCCAGCTTCGGCAAGCGTGAGTTCCGGGCGGGGTTGGGCTGCTTCTTCGGAAGCGCCAGCGCGTTTGTTCGCGCGGTCAACCATCCATTTCGCAACGCGCGGGCCCATCAGGTTGTAAGCCGCAGCGAACGGGTACAGCGAGACAGCTTTGGCGGCTGTGGCCGCATCTGTAGCCATCTTGTAGACAAGGTTGCGCTCGGCAGTGCCTGACGACGCCTGTTCTTTCAGGAACTCCTGGCCGATTTTCGCGTAGTCACCCATGTCGCCGCCACGTCCGCGCGCCATGCGGCGCTTGCCTGCACCTGTGGCAGTGGCGCGGCCCATCAATGCGGCCGGACTAATGTCGCCGGTGGTTGTTTTGGCCACCAGCGGTTCAAGTGCGATACCGATTGCGTAGCGTTTGCGGGCTTCCGCCAGTACCAGCATATCGCCTTCTGGTGCGTGCTCGGATAGGGCATCGTCGAGTTTCTTGATGTACGACGCCAATGTGCGGCGCAGGTCGCCGTTGGCGGTGGTGCGCATCTGGCTGTTGGCTTCGGAGCGCAGCTTGCGCAGCTCTACCCCCGGGACCGCGCCGCCGTTCTCGTCGGCGATCTTGACCAGGTCGTCGGCGTACGTTTGAATCACGTTCTTCACGTCCGGTGTCTCGCGACGCGCTACGTCGGTCAGATTCCCGAACGCCTCGCGCGGCACATCAGTGCGTTCCGAGATCGCGCCGATCTCTTCGCCCGCCTTGGCCATGGCCCTGTCGTAGACTTCAGGAGTCAGCTTCTCGGCCTTACCCTCCGGGTCGATCATCCGGGCGACCGCAGCGTTGAACGCCTTCGTGCGCTGCTCTTTTCTGCCGCCTGAGAACGGCACTTGTTCAGCGGCTTCGCCGGCCATCTTCGCGAGTTTGCTGCTCGTGAGCATGTCGGGGCGCAGAGGAATACCCTCGTCGATGGCCTTGGTCGCCAACCCCAACTTGCCGGGGGCTATCGTCGGTGTAACAGCAGCTGCAGCATTGTCCGTGGCCGCGCGACGTACGTCGCCGACTGCCCGCGCGGCGTGGCCAGCACCACCGAGGACTGCACGTGGGTTGATAGCCACTGCACCCGTGGGCCCCAGCGCGCTCATTGCGTTGTTGATCTCGCGCATCACCGGCCCCGCGGCGATATCTCTGCCTTCTTCGGTGCGCGGGGCGTATGTGAACTCGGCTTGACCCCGCTCAAAAGCAGGCTCCACATCTGCCGCAAACTCACCGGCTAATTGGTCCTGACCAAATGTCTTGGCCAGTCCCGCCTTCATGAACTGACTTCCGCCCCCCAGCATACCTGCCACATAGCCCACCGGGCTGGTGATGGAGCTGATCGCCACTTCTGCGACGCCTAGCGCCTTGCGGATGGCCCCCATGACGCCGCCCTCACTCTCCTGGACCTCTTGCTCCTTGGCGGCCTGCTGCTCGGCCCACGCACGGTGCTCCGCTGGGCCGATGGCGGTTTTGGTAGGTACGCGCATGAGTTCCGCCACGCGGCCTGTTGGGGGCGGCCCGACAGGCGCGGTGGAAACAACGTCCCACTCAGAGACGGGTGCTTCGCTGACCACATCCCATTCGTTTGCCATCACTTCACCTCGACGGGTTGGCCGTTCTGCAACGTCCAGCGCGTGCCGTTGCGGAAGGTGGTCACTTGCCCCTCCTTCAGCGCGCCAGCGGGCGGCGTTCTACCCGGTGCCTGCACCTGGCCCGGCGCCGACGTGAGAGGAGTACCTGGCGCGCGCGCGCCGCCAAGCCCGCGTAGCTGGGTTGCGATGCGGTCCTCTGCCTCGCGCGCGGCGGTGCGGGCGTTACCCATCTCTGTACGCATCAGTGCCATGACCGCGCGGGCTTGTTTCGGTGTCATGTCGCCGTTAATGAGCTTCTTGGCGTCTTCCAGCGCACCAGCGTGCAGTTGCGCCACTGACAGCGCACCACCACCGATCAGGCGCTCGTACTCGACGCCGACCTGTTTGGCCGCCAAGTCGAGACGCTGAATGGCGCCATCTGACGTGAACTCTCGGCGCAGGTAGTTGATCGGTTTGTTGAGAGCCAGCGGGCCGCTTCCGGCGGACTTCAACTCCGCATCAAGCGTGCCCATGTCTTTCTCAACCTTGCTGGCGAACAGCTCCACGGCGGCGCTACGCTTGGTCAACTCCTTCAGGGTGGCCCCCAAGGCGGCTTGTTGCGCGCGGGTGGTGCCCATGTCCTGTGGCGTGAGCCCCATTTCGGTGGCCAACGCGGGGACACGACGTTTCACTTTTTCGATCAGCTCCGCGCCCGACTTGCTGCGCCCAAGGCCGATCTGCCATTCACGGTCCCCTGCGATGACGGCGCGCGCCCAAAAGTCCACCGCGGCGTTTCCGGCGCCGTCAGGTGCGACAGCACCACCCAGGGCTCCCGACACGCCCGTACTCCCGCCTGCGGCCTTTCCCGCCACCTTCTGAGGGATGAGCCCTGTGGTCTTGCCCCCGGCGCCTAGCGTAACGTCGCGCTTGAGCCTCGTTTTCTCGTCTTCCGATACGTTCAGCTTGTCGATCTCGGCAGTCTTCTGACCCAACGCGCCCAGACCCGCAAGGACGCCCATGCTCTGAAGTTGTTTCGCAGCGTCTTCGAGCGAGAGGTTGTTCTTCTTGGCGTGACGTTCGATCAGCTCAAGCCTCTCAGCTGGCGCACCCTTGGCCTTCGGGCGGCCGATCACGGTCAGGCTGTCGAGATGCGCCTTCAACTTTGGCCCGACTTCCTTCTCGCCGGCATCGAGCTTGGCCGCCACGTCGGGGCGTTGGATGGCCGCGGCCAGGGTGCCTAGATTGCCCATCCAATCCATCGAGTTCTCCACGTCGATGATCGCCACGTGGGCGCCGCCTTCGGCTGAGCCGTCCTCGGTCATCGGGGCATCGTAATAGATGTCCCTGCCGCCAGCGGCGGGGTGTGCCACATACACACGCAAGCGAAGCATGAACTTGCCGGGCAGCGGAGCCCTCTCGTTGTCAACGGCAGGGTCCATGCCGATGATCTCTTTGCGGGTGATGATCCCTCCGTACGGACTCTCGGTGCCAACGCCACGGCGCAACTCCGGTGCAAAAAGGCCGTTGGCTCCTTGTACGAGCAAGCCTATGTTGTTCGTTTGGAGCCCCGCTTGCACGTCGGCGATGTACTTGGGCACTTTACGCAGTTCTTTGAGGGGGCGCCCAGTGGCCGCAATCGTGTTGGTGTACAGCTCGGCGGGCGACGACTGGAGTGGGTCAAGTTGGCCTGTTGCGGCGCGTGAGAAGTAGTCGAGCGCGCGCTGGCGCAAACCAGTGAGCTGCTCGCCAAGTTCGCCGTACTCTTCGGAGAGCACAGGATCGACGGATTCACCTGCGGTCTGGGCGGCCGTGCTGAGCGCCTCCAGCTCGCCGCGGCGGCCGACGATCATCTTCTGCTGGCGCTCCAGCAAGTCGATGTTCTCCATGACCCCCTTGCGGCGCTCGGCGCGGTCTTCCCGCGCACCGCGCGCGCTGGCTTCTTCGATGGCGCGTGTCTCCGCGCGCTTGCGCATCGCGGCTTCATCGGCCCGAAGGCCCCTGCCGAACCCGGATTCGAGACCTTGCGCGATGGCGCTTCCGACGTCGGTGGCCATTAAAAAAGGCCCCCTGCTACCGCACCTACCGCGGCGCCGACCAACGCGCCCCAAGGCCCGCCCGCTGACCCGTAGCTGGCCCCGATGGCCATGCCGGCTGTTGCGCCAACCGTGGCCCCAAGCTGCTTGTTGCCTGCCTTGCGCTGTTGTTCAAGCTGCTTGTTCATCTGCTCGCGCTTCTCGTCTTGCTCAGCCACGCGACTGAGTGCCTCGAACGCCTCGTTCTTTTGCGACATGCCAAGAGAAGCCAAGGAAGCACCTACACCGTATCCGCGCGCCATGTCAGCCTCCCACCATCGCTTGCCCAGCGCGCACAACATCGGGCGCTGGGTTGCCAAGAATTTGTTGCTGCCGCGAGATCGTCGCATCGCGCGCCAGATTCTGGCCCTGCACGTCCGCGACGCTCCTCGACAGCGATGTAGCCCGACCGCTGGCCGCGCTTTCGTCCCCGCTCAGCGTGAGCCCAAGCCCCTGCAGCCGACGGCCGAGCATGCCTTCGCGCGCATCGTAGGCGGCGTTGACGTTCGCGCTGGCGCCGGCCATGGCGTTGCTGACCGTGTTCGGGTTGGTCGCGTAGTCGATGAGCTGGTTTTCGATTGGGACGAATGTCTTCACGTAGTCGGCCCACCGCTCCCGCGTGAGCGCTGCGAACGTGTCGCTGGCGTACGTTTTGGAGCTGCGATCAAACCCAACACTTTTCGCGATAGCGGCGCCCATCACGGACCTCCGATCTTCGGCAGGATGTAGCCGCCGGACATGCCGGGATCACCCGTACTGCCGCCGACGTTGGTGGCGGTGAGGTAGCCGCCCGGAGGCCCACCGCTACTCGTGCCGAACCGACCCATGCCTTGCTGCAGCCCGAGCCCCGCGACTTCCCCGACCATCTGCGCGTTGCCGGCTCGGTTCTGCAGCGCCATTTCGGCGTCGGCAGCGGCTTGTTGCGCACTCGTCTCGGCTTGCCGGGCGAGCGAGTTGCCAACTGCCTGGCGTTCCCCCCGGCCGGTTGCCGCGAGCGCGCCCAGCGCCTCGGTGTACGCGTCGTCGACCTGCTGACTGGCCATGGTGGCACCCAGGCCGGATGATTTGGCCTTGTCATCCGCCAGGCCAGTGATGGCCAGCTTCGAGCGCGAAGACCCCAGGTTGACGTTGTTCGCCATCGCTTTTTCGAGCGCGCCCTGGGCTTGGTCGAATTTGATCGCTGTGTCTGTTGACGCTCGCCCTAGAGCACGGCCTCGCACCGACGAGTCACTCTTGCCCATCTCCTGGATCTGCGCGGCGAGGTTCTCATGAACCGGCAGCCAACGCTGCTTGTAGTCGGCCCACTGGGCGGCGGCGTAGTCGGCCAACGCCCGCTGCTGCGAGGTCTCCTTGACTTCATTCTTTTTGCCGCTCATTGGACCTGCCTCACGAACTCGTCGGTGCCGCGGAGGGACCACTCTGGCCCCAACCGTCTCGCCCATCCTCTACGCCTTGACTTAAAAGCGAGGGTGTTGGCACCAAGTTCGCTTGCTATGGCTAGCAATGCACTGAGTTGTCGCGCGAATGCGCCGTGTCTAGAAGCCACGGCCAACCGCACAAACAACTCCAAGGTCGTGTCCAGCGCGCTCAGCTCAATGGCAACGATGCCATCTTCGCAACTGAGGCACATGACCTTGCCTAGTTCGCATTCTGCCCGAATCTCCGCAATCTCGAAAGCGCCGGCGATGGCCTCCGGGAGATGCGCGCAGCTGTCAACCAACGCGCTCGGGCTGGCGATCATGAAACCGGTACCGGAGATCACGAGATCGTCGGGTTGCCGAACACCCCGTCCCCGTCGTACACGTTGAGCCCACTGCCGCTTGGCGTCACGATCTCGCGCGTAATCAGCTGGTCGCCGACTTTCACCACGATCCCGTCAGGTTGACCGAAGATCGACTCGACGAAGGCAAGCGTGTTCTCTACCAACGACAGCGCCACCGGCATGTACTGTTCGTACCCTCCGGCGTACATCGGCAGTTCAAGTAGCGTCGGCCAGGCCCCTCTCACGTCCATCGTTTCACTGGCTGTGGCCACCCCGACTGGTATGGCCACGGTGTCGTAGTTCGGAGTCTGTGTGAGCCCACTACCAGACTGGGCGTACACCGCGCGGCCCGCCTCGAACCCCGCGCCGGTCACCGAGAGCTGCCCCGCCCGTCGGACGGTGATGTTGCCATTCAGCGAGGCGTTGGTGGTCGCGATGCCGACCACCGCGAAGATGGCTGTCGGGTCTTGCGTGTCGACAGGCGACACACCGCCGTCCGAAGTCGAGAACACCGGGTCGTTCACGCTAATGGCTGCGTCCGCCCGGTAGGTAGCCAAGGGGGCTAGCGAACCGGCCGCCAGGACGGCCACAGCCTCGGTCAGCTGTGCAACCTGCTGCTGGAGCAACGCCAGCGCGCCACCACTGCTGTTCGCGTTCAGCGCGTTCTGTCCCGCCTTTAGGCCGATCTGGTTCACCGCGCCGTTGAGCGTGATTAGCTGTTGCCGGATGGCGTTTAGCGCGTTGTTGATCTCACGAACATCTGCCGATCGGATGTTCGGGACCGATGGCTGCCCCGTGGCCATCAGTCGAACTCCTCGATGCCTTCTGCGATCTGCACGGCGTAGACGCGTGATGTTCCTACCAACTCGATCTCGGCGCGGTTGTAGCTGTCGAGCAAAGGTAGCGTGCCAGGTTCCTGGCTCGTGATTGCCTGCTCGAAAATCAAGTCGCCGTCCGCGTAGATCCGCATCACCAGGTTGTCGAAGTCTTCGGCTCGCACCTGAAAGAAGTTGAAGGATGCGGAGTACGGCAACAAGTTGAGTTTGCCCTTCCACTGGTACGCCATGTGGCCGTCACCGTCTTCCGCGTTGAACGTGTAGATGGTCAAGCCGTCAACGACGGGCGCAGTGCTCGGAAGTGGCAGGTACACCACGGCCGGCTCGTCATCTTCGTCGAGCACCAAGTACAGGTTGTCCGTCAACGGGTTGGCATGCACCGCCGTGGCGTGGTAGGCGGCCGGAACCGCCCCGAAGCCGTCGGGTTTCATGTCGAGCATGTAGCCGGCTTTTGCCATTGGATTAGAAGGCGACGAGGCGCAAATTGAGCGAATGGGTGATGCTGGCTGTAGCCGGTGTCGGATCACTACCGCCCGCGGATAACGAGAACTGGATGCCAAGCAGGTACGACCCGCCGCCTTGGTTTACGTCATCGAGCCGCCACGTCCGGTTGGTGGTGAGCGAGAGCCACGTGTCGATGGCATCACCACCAAACGTAACGTTACCCGGGTTGGCGGTCGATAGCACGGTCGCCCGCACCCACACGGGAACCGGCGGCGTCACTGCTCCGACAGTCCAAGCGCCTTGGGACTCAGATGGAGAACTGAGGCTTTCACCCACAATGTCGCCGGCGGTGAACACCAGGCCAATTTCAGCCCATCCACCGTTTTGGGCCGCGCCATCGTAGATTATTTCAAACGGAGCGATGAAATCCATGGCTGGGGCCGGATCGTTGTCGTAGAAGAAGTGGTACACGTCATCGTGCGCCACCCCGACAATCGACTCGGGCACCAGGGCCTGCCACTGGTCGCGCGTGAACAGCGCGCTGGTGAGATTGCGGACGCTGCCGTTGCCCGCGACGGCGATCAACCCGTCGGGTGAAGCGAAGACCACGCCGATACCGATGAGGTACGCCAACGAGCGCTTCGACACACATGCCTGTGGCACTTCCAGCTTCGTCATGCTGTAGGCAGCCGGGTCTGTGCCGATGGCGAGGTAGACGAAGTTCTCGGTGCAGATCACCACCGTGGTGTCGATGTTGCCGATGGCCACGATATCGGTGTCCACGGTCAGGCGGTACTCCACCGGCCAGGCGTGCGGGTGGTTCTGCGCCGACAGGCACAGCTGGTTCTTGTTGAAGCCGGCCATGACCCCGTTGGGCAGCGCGAGCATGCCCCGCATGTCAGCCGGGGGGAGGGCCCACAGTTCCGACTCCAGTACCTCGCCCAGTTCCGTGTCGGGGATCGCGTCTACGTAATCTGCCTGTGCCAGCGGAATCTCGGCCACGAAGCGGAACGCCGTGCCAGTGGCGCCGGTAACAGCGCGGTAAATACGTTTCGTGGCGACGCCATACCCCGCGCTGACACCGGTCGGAATGTCTGTTGGGGTAGTGACCGTGATCGCAATGCCGTCTGGCCGCAGTATCGTGGCACTGGCGAAGCTCGGCGCCGACTCTTCACCGAGGCTGTTGACGAAGGTGTAGACGTAGCTGGTGGCAGTGTTGGTAGGGTTGTAGCCTGTCGAGCCCGCAGCCTGCACGTGGATGTTGTCGAACTGGGCGAGAGACGTGCTCCCGAGTTGATCGAAGCCGGCGCCGAAGCCACAGTAGTCGCCTCGCGTGGCGCCCATCGTCGTTGTGAGCGTAATCAGGTCGGCATCTGCGGTGGTACGCGCCGCGGCCGATACCGTCACCGTGCCGTCAGTGTTGGTCGTCGATGTGACTGTCAACCTGAACCACGTATCTGCGGCCAGTGTGGTCACCGCCGCGCTCGTCTTGAGCTGGTTTTGGTTCTGACCTTGCCCCCAACCACTGCCGGTGCCAATCGCCATCACCCACTGGCCGCTCGATACCTGATTGATGTACGCGCTGACGCCGTTACCTGCCTCGTCGCGTTGCACACCCATCCAGAAAAACGACCTCCCGGAAACGGAGTTGACGTAGAAGTCACAGGTCATCGTGACCGTATTGGCCTTGGCTATGCCGAAATTGCGGTACAGGTACGTGCCCGTCTCGTAATCTCTCCAAGCCATTTTGTAGCTCGGCGCGGGGTTTCCGTTTACCGTGTCTTGGGTCACGTTGCTGTTGAACGTGGCTTGATTCACCGGCGGCGATGTGACCCAGCTGGTAGCCAACTCGTCGCCTTTATCGAGAATGTCGATAGAGAACGAACTGGGGGTTGGGTCAACTCCTGCGGCCACTGTAGGCGTGCTGTCGGGAGCCGGCACGCCCAGCGGGTTTGTGGCCGCCGGGTATGGTTCTGCACCTGTGGTGGCTAGGGCGTAATTCGTCCACCGCGGCTCGGTGTATTCGTCGGGCCCCGTCAGAAAGACACGGAAAGTCGTGTCACCCGCAATCGCGCCCCGGGCCACGTCAACGTCGGCGCCCCACGCGAGCCAAGCACCATTCAAGTCGTAGATGGTCAACACCGGGCCGGTGTTGGCCAGCGCATGCTCAAGCGCGAACTGGCGCCACGCCTCCAGATCGCCAGTGAGCAGGCGGGCGTTCGTGGCCTGCTGGGCGGCGTTGGGCGGCAGCGCCCGGGGGGTCATCCGGGGCGACTCACCTCGGAACGAGTCGACGCCAATGCGCATGTCGTCACACCACCGGGATGACGAGCGTCACCACGCCCGCGTATTCCCCGACGCCCCGGGTGAAGGAAAAGGGTTGCCCGGAGCCGCCCGCGACCACGTTGAACGTGGTCACGTCAGGCCCGCCAAGGTCCACACCGTCGAGCTGGAACTGCAAGCCTTGGGGAAAGTCATCGGAAGCCGGGGGAGGAAACCCCGCGGTTGGTGTCATGCCAAAAGCCATGTCAGTACCCCAAACGATTGAACGCGTTGCGCGCCACGCCGAATGGGCGTGCGACGGCGCGTTGAGAACCCGTATTGAACTTGCGCGCCACCTCGGCTTTGCCGTTCGAGATGTAGGCGCCATACACCCGCATCTGTCCGGCAGCTTCTTGCGGGTTGAACCAAGGGGTGTCCTTCATGGCGAGAAGGTAGGCCAACGCGCCCGCTTCAAAGCCCGTGCTGTATTTCTTGAGGGGCTCGGCCGGGATCTGCGTCACCCCTTCCTTGGGCTGCACGATAGCGGTGTAGGTGATGCCGTAGACGCCGTCAGGCGTCGGATTGAGGGCCATCTGGCCCTCAGGTACGTAGGCATACCGTAGCGGCCGGCCCGTGCTGATCGCCGGGTTCCAGTTCGCAGGATCGCTCGGCCCCAGCGGCCACTGTTGTGCAGGCGTGAACGCGTTGTCCTGCCCGCTCATGGCGTACAGGCCGATGATCTCGACGTAGTTGTCGCTCCCCAGGTCATACAGCGCCTGGTCGGCGACAGTCGCACCGGTAGCATTGACCCGCAGCCATTGCGTTTGCGCGCACCAGTCGCGCATGGCAGTCACGTAGGCCCGCCGCAAGGTGGGCGTCGGGCAGCCGCGCGCCATCTGGGCCACGTTCGCGCATTGGTCGAACACATCGACGTAGCTCATGAAGCTTCCCCAACATCCGCGACCTTGGGCGCCACTACGAACTGCCCTTTGGTCTTCAGGCCCAACTGCTGCCTGAACTGCATCATGTAGCCGTTGTACTTCACGAGGTCTTGCTTCTTGCTGCTCACGCCATAGCACTTGGCCAGGACGTAGGCCACCAGCGGGCCCTCGTACACGTCGGACACCACCAGCTCATCGGTGGTGGCGGTGATCTCCGGCGGCACAGCACCGTAGATGATCTGCACGCCACCCGCGCCATCGTTCGGGGGGAAGACCTTGAAGTCTCTTGGCGTCCGGGGGTCGAAGGTGTAGTGCTCAACCTCGGTCTGCCGCGTACCTCGGGGCCAGAAGCGGCTCGCTTCTGCCAGCAATTCGCGTTGCACCAGCGTGACGACTCGACCGCCATTGGCGACTGTGTTGCTGGTCACGTCGAGTAGCGACACACCGTCGTCGGGCAGTGTCTGGTTCTCACCGGTCACGAGGGCCATCCCTGTCGTGACGGTGTAGAAGTCCGGCTTCTCCCCCGCTGCTGAGCGCTGAGCTTCGTTCAGAAACCGAATTAGATCGGCGTTGGAGTACGCGTTCGCCGCGCTATCGAGCGTGGTTTTACGGACAGTAGCGATGATCCCCGACGCGATCAGCATGGCCTGCTCAGTTCAGCTTTTCTTCCTTGACCGCCCCCGCTTTGCGTGCGGCTGCGGCTACGGCGTTGCGCGCCGCGCGGATGCCCGCACCCTTGTCGATTTCCAGGCCGTACTCATCCTTGGCGAACTGCGCCAGCTCATCGAGCGTGGCCAGGCCAATGTCGAAGGGCTCAGGGTCTGCCAGCACTACCTCGCGCCGGGTCGGCGCCACACCGAGGGTCTCAAGCCACTTCATGCGCTCTTCCAACGATGCTTTCGGGCTGCCGGTGTAGGGACGCAGGTCCGGGTGAGGCTTCTTGGCCGGGATCGTCTTGCCGTCCGGCGTCGTCTCCGCGGGGTGCCCGGCCAGGGCGGGCACGTTGGGTAGAAGGCGGCCGTCCTTGATGTTGATGAGGAGCGGAACTTTCAGGTTCTGCTTGTTGCGTGCTGCGCGCGCTGAGATCATCTTCGATTCTTGCGCTTCACTGATCCCGAGGGCCATGAACGTCTCCTAGGATTGAAAGGAAAACCGGCGCCTTCGGGCGCCGGGTACGGTGCTGGTTTAGGAACCAGTGGGGCTGGAGCCGGGCGTCAGAGCGCGCTTGAACGAACCGCTCGTCTTGCCGCCACCGCCGGGCTGGTTGGTGATGTGGCCGCTCGGGTAGGTGGCCTTGGCCTTGCCCCCGTCCTTGCTGAGTTCGCTCGAAACAGTCTCGGGCGTCATCTTCACGGGCATGGAGGTGTAAGGGTTGCTGATTTTCATGACAATTCCTTTCAGGTTACGTGGGATTCAGGAGGGGGCGAACCCCCGCTTGTTAGCCGCGGCGAACGACGGCGGTCCCCAGGTAGTTCGGACCGATGACTTCGTAGCCGAACACCATCAGGCCGCGGATCACGTAGCCAAAATCGTTCGGGTTGTCGATCATCTGGCACTCGACGATCTGCGCCGCGAACGTCAGGCCGGCGCTGTGGCCGAACATCAGGTACGTGGCGGGGCCGGGGCTGGTTTGGCGCAACAGGTTGCGCGACTGGTACAGCGTGAAGCGGTCGATCTCGCCGATCTTGCCATTGCGGACAATGGAGACGCTATCGCCCGTGAGCGAAGCAATCTTCAGATCGGATTGCTTGATGAGCGCCATGAACCAAGGCGGTGCCACAAGCCAGCGGTCCTCGTCGGGGACGTTCTGCTCGTCCATCACAGTGCCCATGTCGACGATGAAATCGACAACGCTGGTCTTGGTGACGGAAACCGGAGTTGTCGAGTCGCCCAAGTTAATGCTGTTCGAGTCGGCGCCCGCGGTGGTGCCGCTATTGTCGACGGACACGTCGGCCGGGATGGTTTCCAGCATGTCGGCGTCCGCCGCGATGCGCAGCTGAACCGAACCGTCGTTGGCGAAAATGTCGGCCATGTCCACGTCGGCTTGACGCATGTCGACGAGGCTCAGCGCGACGGCAAACGACTTCGCCTGGTCGATTGACAGCGTAACCGAGTTGGAACTTGGGTATTGCGCCGACAGCCCCGCGCCAACGACGTATTCGTTGACGGTCACATCCGGCACGGTGCGGATGATGACGTTCGAGCCGAAGCCAGCGATCTCGCCCTCGTACGCGGTCGTGGCGATTTCACCGAAGACGGTGGACTTGTAGAACTTTTCGACCAACTTCCCGGAGTAAACCTCCGGGATGTAGTCGATGGTGCCCGCGGGACCGTAGTCGGGCAAGCCAGAGGCGTGAGGGATAGGCATGGTGACTCCTGATTCGTTGAGGGTGTTTTCGCACCCGCGGGCATCACTGCCTGCGAGTGCTGAGCTTCAACCTCTTCTCGAATGCAAGTGCCTCTTGATCCGTGACGTATCCGGGTTCGCCTTTGCGTAGAGTGGCTTTTCTCTTGAAAAAGTCCTTCGTCTCTTGCGCTGTCGGCGCGGTGAGCCCAGCATCGGGCTTGGCCTGCGGCATGCCGCTAGGGCCTGCGCCACTTCCGTTGGGCGCCACCGGTGGAGCTGGCGGTCGGGTTCGCGTCGCCTTGAAAGCGTTGAACATCTTGACCACCCCGGCGGCGTTTGCGCGGCCGATGTGAGTGTCCATTGCTTCTTGGCGGGGCAACCCTGTGTTCGCATCCTCGTCCGCAAGCCAGGCGTGGAAGTCGGGTAGTTGGTCGATCTCCGCGAAGTCCGGCACCGCTCTCTCAAGCGCGGCCAAGAACTTCTGCTTCATTTCCTCTTGGTTGCCAACGCTTTGGGCCGTCTGTGCGTCGCGAAGAGGTTTTATCTCCCTCTCGACCAGTTGGGCCACTTGCTGTTGCGCACCTTTCAGGACTGTGGTGACGATCAACTCGGCTTCTTCCTTGCCCAGCAGCTGAATCTGGTCTTCAGTGAGAAACTCACTGACGTTGACCGGGGCTGCTGGCACCTGTGCTTCCAGAGTTCGGATCTGCTCCTTCAACTCGGAAATCTGCTGAGTTAGCACACTTGTGTTTTGCTGGTACGCATCCTTCTGGCTGCTCAAGCGACCTTCCATCGTTTTGGAGCGTTGGCGCCAATACTCGATGTCGTTCCCTCGCGGGTCAGTAGGTTTGACCGGGTTCACAGGTGCCGTGTCGGCAGTTGTCATGTCCCCGTTGGCGCCGGTTGTGCCCGGAGCGGCCTGCGGATCCATGGGATCTGTCTTCAAGCCAGTTTTCTTGGCGTCGAGGTGCGCCTGGACGGCTGCACTCCTTCGCAAAATTTGCTGGGGAAGGGGTTTTTCATTCGGGTTCGTTGAAACCTGCATCTAGTTCTCTCCACGAGCCAGTGCTCACGCCTGGTATTCGGTTTCCAGGAGGCGGTGAACCGCACATCCCAGCTTAATCCCCGCCAAACCCCGAGACAGCGCGTGGCCGCGCCGTGAGGGGGGCGGGGTTGGCTTTTTGCCCTGCGTTCGTGATGCGCCCGATCATCTCTTCGAGCTGCTGCGCGCGTCCTTGGGCTTGGTAGATGGCCTCGCCCGTGGCCTTGCGCAGCTTCACATCAATCTCGCGAAGCTCAGCCTCATACATGCCTGCCAGGAACTTGCCTTCTGGGGACTTCGAGAAGCGTGCCAGAAATGCAACTTGTTCCGCGGTGAGCGTCATGGGCGCATTGTAGGACTGACCGTTGCTTTTGCGCAACAGCTAGCTGTCGAGGAGTCTTCTCGTGACCTCTTCGGCTTTCTTTCTGTTGCGCGTCCGCCGTGCTTCCTCAACGTCAAACATCTTGTCTCTGGCCTGCTGTTGCTGCCGTACCTCGGTCTGTAGCGCCGCCAGGGAGGCGATCACAGCATGCGCTTCGGTGAGCTGCTTCGAGATGGCCGCCACCTGATCCAGCGTCATTTGGTTGGCCTTCTTCATCTCCTCGGCCAGGGCCTGAACTGCCTCGACGGCCTCACGAGAGGTTGGCATTGCCAGGGAGACCGCAACGGGGCTGGGGGCCGGTGCGCCGATGGGGGGCGCGGCCGTCGGAGCTGACACCTTCGGCGTTGGGTGTGGCTCCGAAGCTGACACCTTCGGCGTTGGGTGTGGTTCAGGAGCCGGTGTTGGCTTAGGCAGCAATCCAAGGTCTACCCCCCGGCCCCTGACCGCAGCCTTCACCTCAGCAGGTGTTGGCGGGTCGAGAACCTCGGGGACAAAGTCCGATTCAGGTTTCTTCAGGGGCCTGAATTGGACGTTCTTGCGCCGAGTGCCGTGCAAAAGCGGATTCACCGTGGGCAAGTCGCCTGTGGACACCACGATGGTGACGGTGGAGCCCGCGGTCGCCATCGCCCCACCCACTGGTTCTTGGCTGATGACGTGCCCGACAGGCACCGTGCTGCTGGCGGCCGTGGTGGCGGCGACAACGAACCCGGCCGCCTCAAGTGCCGTGGTGGCGTCAGCCTGCGACAGCCCAACAACGTTGGGAACCTCGACCGGCGCACCTTCGGCCCAGGCGGTTCCCGCCCAGGCTCCGGCCCTCCAGGCGCCGAGGGCCCACGCGCTCACGGCGCCCCACCCCAGTTCGTCGCGGTGCTACCGTTCTGTTGGATCGGGTCCGCGATCACGTGCGTGATGTTCGCGTCCGCCTTGCCGGCGACCGTGAACGTCAAGCTGTCGGTTTTGGCCTTGATCGCGTTGGCGGTGCCGTTAACTGTTGACAGGTTGGCCGCCGACGCAAGCGCGGTCAGGCCCGCGCCGGCGGTGCCAATTTCTGCTGTGTCCGCCAAAATGGCGGTCACGTCGCCCTGCGCGGTAGCAAGTGCGGCGGCCGTGGCCAAGCCCGTTTGGATCTCGGTGGTGAAGTCAGCCGCCGTAGCTGCGGCGGTGAGCACGTTCGCGGCCATCGCGCCGACTGAGGCATCCATCCGCCCGCTGACGAGCGCCGCCGGCAGCCGGGCCTGAATGTCGTTGGTGTCCGATTGGACCGCCGACACTTGCGCGTCGAGGTTCGTCCCGATGATGTACCCGGCCTGCCCCGCAACGTAGGCGCCCGGCAGCGTCGTGATCCAAGGATCGCCTGCTGCGCCAGCGGCATTGAGCGCGGCTCCTGTGGACCCTGCCGTCAAGTGCCCAGCGAGTGCCTCGTCCCACACCTTATCCGCGATCTGCGAAAGCGGGTGCACATGGCTGACCCGTACGGTGATTCGGTCCCCTGACGCGGGGATCGTGACAAAGGCCTCATCGAATGCCGCTGTCCGCGTCGCCCCCGTGTACGAAAGGATCGGTCGCACTTGGCCCGCCCCGGTGCCCGACGCGATGTACAGCAGTTGATCGTTGTAGAAATTGTCAATCGTCGCCCCAGCCGTGAGCTGGATCGTCGTGCTTGTCGGCGTGCCGGTCGCTACCGTGTCGATGATGACCGCGCCACCGGATTGAAGCTCAAAGCCTGCGGTTCCCGCCGTGCTGTGCCCCGAGGTCACCTCGTCCCACACGGCATCAGCAATTTCCGCGCCGAAGTCGGCCGCCGTAGCTGCAGCGGTGAGCACATTGGATGCCATGGCCCCGACAGAGGCGTCCATCCGCCCTCCAACGAGTGCCGCCGGCAAGCGGGCCTGAATGTCGTTGGTGTCTGCCAGGATGGTGGTCACATCGCTCTGCACAGTCGCAAGCGCTGCGGCCGTGGCCAAGCCCGTTTGGATCTCGGTGGTGAAGTCAGCTGCCGTAGCCGCCGCGGTGAGCACGTTCGCCGCCATGGCGCCGACAGTCACAGAAGCTGTGACGCTGGCTACCGATCCAACCACGTTCCCGCCAACGTTGCCGGTGACGCTGCCGACGGCGCCAGTAACGCTGCCGACGGCGCCAGTAACGCTGCCGACGGCGCCGGTGACGCTGCCGACGGCGCCGGTGACGCTTGCGACGACCTGATCGGCATCAATGTTCGTGCCCGACAGGTTGACCGCGGTGGTCGGCGCCCCGATGTTCGCCCAGTCCAATCCCGCCTCACCCGTCAGGCTCACATCGAGCGTTCGGCCCGCCACGGTAGGAACGAGTGGCAGCGCCACAGTGGTGAGATTGTTCCACGTCGAAACGTTCACGTTCGGCACGCCGGCGACGGGTGGAGTGGCCACCGCAGTGTTGAGCCAGCGCGCCACGTTGATGTCGACCTGGCCGTTTGCGCTCTGATTGAGTTGGCCCGCGCCAGAACCGCGGGTGTACAGACCGCCAGCGGCCTCGGCGGCTGCGTTTGGCAGCGCTGTGAGCCCCGAACGCACAGTGTCTTGTTGGTCAACCGCTTTCAATTCAAACTCGATGACACACGACTCCATGTTCGTCGCCCCTTTGAGCATCACGACAGCACTGTTCACGCCGGTGGCGAATACGGCATCTGGCACGTCTAGCCGGTAAATGCCGGGCATGTTCGTGGCGTCAACCTCTACAAACCCTCCGCTCGAAAACGCACCAGTCGTGGTTTGCGTCGCCAGGGTGATCGCTACTCGGGCCGCGGCCGGTCGCACATAGCTCGCGACAAGACTGGCACTATTGAACGCCAACCCGGTCAAGCCGGCGCCCGTGGTGGCGCTGCTGTCCCGGATGAACACATAGACGATCTGGCTCGTCGCGCCTTTGGTGACCGCTTGTTTGCTCACGACATACCCCCTGAAAGATCACGCATTCCACCCGTCATTTGGGGCGGCCACCGTTTGATTGCTGCTGTTGTGGTTTCCGACCAGAACTCGGCAAGCCCCCACATCCCATCTGTTGATGCTGGCACGGTGGCCGTCTTTGAACCCGTGGCACCCGCCGTCGCTTGAATCGCATCGGCCTCCTCCACCCCGTAGGTCGCGTTGTCGCTGCGCTCGGTAAGGCTAGCGTCCGGCGTGCATGCCTGCGCGACCCCTTGCGCCACGTACATCGCGACCAGTGCGTTGTCCTTGGTCGTTGTAATCGACGATGCGACGACCGATGTGCCTGTCCAGCTGTTGAAGCTTACCTGTCCAAAAGGTGCGGCAGTGTCTGGATTGTCGTGGGTGACTCGGGTCCATGCGTGCGCACTGTTTGCGCTTGACGTGAGGGTGGCGCTCCCAGGACTTGACGGCTCAATCCGGTAGAACAGCGTGACGCGGCCGTTGATGAGCCCTCCCGCCATGCCGTTGAAGACGAACGTCCCCCCGGCAGTCCAACCGCTCGGTGTCGTGTGCGTCGGGGCGGCCGTTGGCGCAAGGGCTGCGGAGGTATACCAGATTACGCCCAGGTCATCCTGCACCGTGCCAGTCGGTAGCGTAGCTGTGACTGACGACACCGAAAAGGTGTTGTCGCCACCGCTCGCAGCAGCTCGGAACGCTAGATTAGCCATGCGCGATCAACCACGCGGCGCTGCGGTCCTTCAGCTTTTGGTGCACCGTTGAATCAATGCACGCCTGATGAACGCGCGGCAGCATCTGAGCTATCGTGGCGCCCCCAAACGCTGTATTTTTGAGCAACTCGACAATGTCGCGCGCATCAGCAGCCGCAAGCATCGCGTTCCTGCGCCCTAGCTTGCCACCACCAAATGCCATTTCAGAAACGAATGTCGACCCAGCGCCGAGCATATCGCCAGAGCCATCACAAACGGACAGTAGAGAGATCACTTCTCTACCCTTGAGAGATACCCAGCTGAGCAAATATGCCTGGCGCCGTTGTCACGCTCGGTAGCCACAGCATGAAGGGAACTGTGTTATCCGCCAGTTTGGGGAAATTCAGTTGTAGCGCGTTGAGTGTCGCATTGCCGGTAGCTGGCACGGCAATCATCGCCAGCACACGATAGGCCACAAGGTGGAACGTCCCACTAGTCATAGTCGCTGACAACTGGATCGACTGGACCGACTTGCACCCAACGTCGCCCGCGGCGAGCGCTAACGGAATGAACGAGCCTGCCGCCATCGTTGCCGGGAGCGCAGCACTGACCACAGTCCGCCCGGTTACGTTGGCAGTGTTGGTGTAGACAATCGTGAAGGTCGGCGTGCCCGCCCCCATGGTGCCCGAGACTTCAATGCCACATTGGATGCCGGCTCCGTTAATCGTCTCGTTCTTGTCGCGCGCAGGCAGGGCAACAGAGTTCACAGTCTGCGAAGTCGTGAGCGTTGGGCTCAGTCCTGAGTTGTGCCAGAGCCGGTCGCAAAGGAGCAGCGCGCCGCTAACATTCGCCGCGGCAGTCATCCCCGACAGCCGAGTCTCCCCGCTGACTGGATTCGTGAACGGAATTTGGCCGGCGTAGCTTGTCAGAGCGGCGCCACCGACACCTGGTGTTGGCGCGACGGCGGCGCCAGGCATGCCTGCAGCGTAGAACAGACTTTGCAACCGCCCGACGACTGCGGTGGCACCATTCTTCTGGATCGGCTCAAGCGGGCGCATGCCCGCGAGGATGCTTTCTGAGTCTGTGAGCGCCATTGTTCTACCTCTAGGGGGTTACCGGCGTGGGCTATTCTTCTTCAGCGCCGACGAGTTCGCCGGACTGGTCGTACTGGAATTTGACTTTCTTCTTGCCGCCCTTGGCCTGCTCTTGACTGCGGGCCATGGCCGAGTCGACCGCGGTCTTCACAACATCGGCGAGCATCTTATTCTTCTGCGAGGAGTCTTCGCGCGCAGCGATGGCCGCCTCCTTCTCCATGTCGAGTTTGTGCTCAAGCTGGATGCGGCCGACTTCCAGCTCGACGGCCTGGGCTTGTTGCTTCTCCATCGCCTGTTGCTGGGCCTGCTGGCTGGCCTCAAGCTCCTCGTCCGACGGCACCGCTTCGGTGGGTAGTTCCATCGCCGCTGCGGTATCGCGCAGCACCACGGCGCGGTGGCGCGGCGTGATGATGGCGGCGTCTATCGGGTTGGCCGTCAAGCTCAAGAAGTTCAGGCGGCGGGTCTGCGCGGCCTCGCGGATCAAAATCGCAGCGGCGCCGCGCGGCACCACGATGCAATCGCCCTTGATCGACTTGTCCGGGTTGTAGATCATCTCGTTCGCGAAACAATCCCCGATCGTGGGGCTGAGCACGTTCAAGTCGCAATTGCTGATTGCGCGGCGCAGCCCCTTGGCCGCGTTTTGCATCAGCATACCCAACCCCGTGGCCGTATCGGCGCTGCCGCCGGCTCGCTCGTTGCCGTAGGCGTATCTCGGGATGCCGGTGGCGTCATCCGCCTTTAGTTCCCACTTCTCGTAGTTGCCCATCAGGCTCGCCGAATTGTCGGAGGCCTGGAAGAAACCGATGCCTGGCGCGGCCTGGCCGGCGGCCTGCGGGTCGCTCTTGAGCTGCCAAATCTTCCACGGGAAGATCTCCATGCTGTTCTCGCCGTCCGCAAACCGATCGGCATGTACCCACACCATCGGGCCACTGGACATTGCCATGTTGTCGGCCATGGCGCTGGCGATGGCGTTGCACATGCGCTGGCTCACCGACGCGAGGTCGGGGATCGAGTTGCCCCAGAAAGCGCCCGGAATCTCGTCGTAGCAAGCCTTGCGATACGGGCGCTGCCCCAGCTTATCTGGGTTCAGCGCCGCGTAGAGCACGTATCGGCCGCACAGCAGCACGTTGCATTCGTACTCGGCGGTAGGATCGAGATCGTCCTTGACGCCCCACATGGCGAGTTTCCAACCCGGCACACGGCCCCAGTAGTTCAGCGCATCAATCACCCCTTGCGGGGAAAGCCACATGTACATGGTTTCCTGTTCGAGCTTTTGGCGCTCGGCTTCGGTCCACATCCAGTTTTCTATCCGCCCCTCGGCGTAGTCCATCAGGGCGTTGTCGATCTGCTCGTCTTGGTAGCCGGGAAGGCCCTTCAGATCGTAGAGTTCTTCGCGGTGAAAACGCATGCGCTCGATGAACTCGCCCTTCTGAGGAGACGTGGTGTTCGACGATGGGTAGGCGTCGAACGGGCTCACCCGGTCCCACCACTGCACTGGGTCGTTGGTAACCTTCGGGGTGAAGCCCTCGCCCCACGCCAACACCTTGTGCCTCTTGTACGTCGGGCCTTTCAAAATCGCGGCGGGGTACGTTACGAAGTCCTCGATGAAGCTGTCCATGGCCTGCGTGTAGTTGCCCTGCGCGAGGCGGTCGGCGATGACCTTCTCCATGCGTTTGGCGCGCGATTTGGCGGCCTTCCTGAACTCGACTTCGGCCTCGGTGCGAAACTTCTCGCCCAAGTCGGCCGCGAGCTGCCGGAACTCTTCTGTGGGCATCACCCCGCCCCCGGCCTCCTGGGCCTGCAACATGACTTGCTGGGCTTTCTTGAGGGCCTTCTGGACAACCTGCTCTTTGACCGGACGCGGTAAGTCAGGCAACGGTGTTGGATCGACCCCCCATGGCTGTTCACCCACGGGCAGAAGGATCTCCCGCACCCACGCGCTGCCGGCGCGGCATTTCGTCTCTGTGAGGTCAGTGAACACCAGGTTCATGCCCGAGCCGCTGGCGGCCATCTGCTGCACCTCGGCGGGGCTGTAGACCCGGCGGCGCGCGCGCAGACAGGCCAGCAGTTTGCGGTCGATTGCCTCCTTGGCCGTCTTGTTGCGCTGCCAAGCGAGGCGCACGTGGCCCACGAGTTCTGGCACGTCATCCTCGATGACGAACATCGGTTCAGGCAGTTTCGCTTGGTCGCGCTGCTCAACATCCTTGAGGTTCAGCCGGCGGACGAATGGGTTCGTACCGCCTGGACGTGTCTGAGACGGAGCTTGGGGTGCGAGGGCTGATCCAATGACTGCGGCCATGAGGGTAAATTATGCCCGAGTGTCGCGTAGAGGCAACACCGCCGCCAGAAATACAAAAGCCCCCACCGTGACGGGCCCGGATGGTGGGGGCTTAGGGCCCACACATCTCGATTGGTAGCAGGCGTGCCAGCATACCAAATGCAAGAAGCCCACACAAGGTGGGCTTCAGGGCCGCGACCTGCACATTGGTCGAAGCCTCGCGACCGGCTTCCGGAGAAATCAATCCCGCTTCAGCGGGTCCGCATGTGCAATGCGAAGGGCGAACTCAAGTAGACCGATTCCAGACCACGGTGCGCCGCTGGACGGGGCGCACCTTGGCGGACGTGACTTTGCGGTCAATAAGTTCAGGGATGAAGGTCAGCGCGAGCGAGTCGGCCCTGTCTGGCGACTTGCCTCCGTTCTTCTTGATGTCCTTCTTGCTCTGCAGCTGAACGCGGAACTTGGCGTCGTTGCCGTAGTCGAGCGAGGTCAGCTCGTTGGCAAGCTCGTCGCTGTCTGGAATCTGGCCATTCTCAAGCCAATCCCGCATCTTGCCCCAGCACTCCGACCGCTGGTTGAAATACTGCTTGTCGTCTTTCGCCGGCTGGCCCCATTGCACCGGGATCAGGTGCGGCAACCCATGTATGCGGCGCAGCGCCGAGTCCAAGTCGGCGCCGTTGCCGATGGCGTCGTACGCAATGCACGAGATGCCTGGCTCCTTGCGGCAGATCTCGAATATGCGGCCGGCGAGGTCCACGCCGTCGAAGCCGCCCAGGGCTACCTGGTAATGCACCTTCATGCCTTGGCGCAGCGTGATGACGCTGAAGTCGTCGCCAAAGCGCGCTGGGTCGACCGCCAGGAACTTCGGAAACGCCTGGTACGTCGTGAGGCCGAGAACCCGGCGCTGGGCCTGGTACACAAGTTCGGGGCTGATGAAGTTCGCGTAGCCAGCGCGCGGGAACTTGCCCAGCACGCGCACACGCACGAAGTCGCTGTCGATGCCGTACTCGTCGATCCATGCCTGAATCTGCTTCTTGTTCGAGAAGCTCACCGCCCGGCTGTCCACTTCCGTGAACACGTTCGAGCGCGTCGGGTGCGCCCGGGTAATCCCTTGGCCAACCCGATTCACAAAGCCGGGCTGCGAGCACTTCTTGAAGAAGAACCCGCTGGTCTTCGTCGGGTTGCCGTAGCGCAGCCAGATGATCTCAGTGTTCGCGTCCGTGAGCGCACCCTCGGCCACTTCCGAGATGATGTCGTCAATGGCCGATGCCTCGTCGAACAGCAGCAGGATGCGCGAGCCTTGGTTGTGCAGGCCGGCGAACGCTTCCGAGTTCTCCTTCGACCAGGGCACCGCGTCGACGCGCCAGCGCATCTCGCGCTCTGGGTCGTTGTCAATCGACAGCCGCGTGGCAGTGAGCTTGAACAACGACTTGGCGATGAACATGCCGTGCCACTTGCTGAGTTCAGCCCATGTCTTCGTCTTGAGCTGGCCATCCGTGCCGGCGGTGACGACGCCGCGGGTGTCTGCGCACGTGCTGGTGGCCCACAGGATCATCCACGCGACCTGGGCCGACTTGCCAATGCCGTGGCCGCTGGCTGTGTCTTCCTGGATCACGTCGCCGGCCGCGGCGGCGCCGGCGCGTAGGCGCGTGCCAATACGGTCAAGCTGCTCGCGTTGCCACTCCTCCGGTCCATCCATATCTGCCAACGGCGTGCCCGCCTCGCCCCAAGGAAACGCCCACATCACAAACCCCAGGGGGTCGTGCCGATACCGGGCCAGGCCGTCCAACAACTCATCGAGTGGGGTGTTCTTGACTTCAGCCACCATGAGTTCTGACCCCTTCACCGGCACCCGGTACTCCTCGCGGAATCCCGGCGGCCGGCCCCGTTGCTTCGGCGTTGCGTTCTTGTAGAGACCCAGAAAACGAGGGTCCGCAATGCCCCCCGGCTGCGACGCCTCGCTTCGGATCATGCTCCAACGCCCGGGCTTGTGCTGCGCCATCAGAACAATTGCTCATCTTCCTCGGCATCCAGTTGGTCGAAGAAGCATTCAGGCGGCGTCTCGGGCGTCTCGCTTTCTAGCGGCAGCCGGGCGGCGCGTACCTCGCGGTGGGCTACGTCCTCGACTTCTCGCACCGCCGGTACGCGGGTTTTGGCCGCGTTCAGCCGATCGGCCAGCATGCTTGCGATAGCGTTCACGCCGTCGCCGTCGTCGTTGATGAGTTTGAAGTGTTTGGCCAGCAGACCCAAGGCGTCCATCTTGCTGGCGAACCGGATCTTGATTACGTCGACGTGCTCTGGTTCTTTCGCGGTGCCGATGTTCTTGCGCTGCACCGTGATGCTGGTGATGGCCGCGGCCGTGTCATCGTCGATTTCGTGGACGGGTAGTAGACGCCCCTCCGCGTCGAAAATCTTGCGCACGTCGGCGTAGGCCACCCGGGCGATCTCGCGTTTCGTGCGCTCCGCGGTGACCCCGGCGGCCGATAGGCGCATGGCCACCAACTCTTGAATCCGCTTCACTACCCGCGGTTCTTTGGCCAGGTGCCAGTACATCGTCGACTTGTGGTTCACCCCCATTGACCGCAGTGTGGCGGCCACGGTGTTGCCGTTCGCGATGCCTTGGCAGAACTCTTCCTCGAAAGCAGGCTTAACAGCCACAAGGTGTTCGGCGTTCATGTAGGGCACATACGCCGATCTGAACCCCGATTTTGGCGCCACCATTTGGTCCTCGCGTTAGCGGGCGATTTTCAAAAATCACCCGCAAAAAATTTCAGATTCCGATTCGGAGATTTCAGCTCAGGCCGCGGCGTCCAGACTCCGATTTGGAGATTTCAGCTCGGGATTGCAGGTCCCAGACTCCAGATTCCGATTTGGAGACTGGGACTTAGGATGCCATAGACCTAGGAGGGGGTGTGCCCCCTCTCTCAAAAGCGGGGGCGCCGCCCCTCCCCCACCCCCTCTCTCGCGCACGTCAATACTCTTCGCTGTCCGCGCTGTGCTGCGTGCCCATACCTCCGCTCAGATCGTAGCCTTGGGCCGGCGCGACGGCGCGCTTGGCCTTGGCGGGCATAGCCGCGACGACTCGGGCGGCACGCATCGCCCCTTGCTCCGCGCTCTCCCTGATGCAAGGGCTGCAACCCGTCGCTTGGGCACGGAAGCGCTGGGCGGGGATCGCGTCGGCCGGGCCGGTTGTATTCGGTGCTCGATTCATGGTGCTTTTCCTTGCTTTTCCTTGCTTTGGGTTATGCACCCAACGCCTCACGCGGGGCGTTAGTGCTCGGGGGAAGAATCTAGGGCGTGCAGCGCTGCGCGTCGGCGTTCGTTGAAGTCCAAGACGAACCGCTGAATTGCTGCGGTAAGGCTGGGCCAGTTAGTGCGGTTTGCGTCATCGTTCTTGCTTTCTTCGAGCAGCTGTGCTAGCAAGCCGGCTGCGAATTCTTTAGCCGCCTTGAGCGTATCGGGGGCGGGGACTGTCGACCGCCAGATGACCTCCTTCTTGAGCCCGCTTGGGAAGGTGGCTAGAAAGCCCCCAATCTTGGGGTCCGTGTCGTGAGTGAGCGCTCGCAATTGAGTCATGACTGTCCGAAAAGTAGACACACTGCCCGATAGTCTAACACCTGCCTATTTTTTAGGCAATTCCGATGTTTTTTCGCTGTTTTCGCTGTCTCTTATGACTTTTGGTTATATAGACGCACCTTAATGGTGCGTGGCGGCTGAAACCAGCCGGCCCGCATCTATATGTGTAACAGTTGTAAGCGCGACCTGCAAAACTTTGCGTGTGTGCTATAGTGCTCTTACTGCAACACTTGTTGCACCCGCCACAGCCTTCAACTCACTGGAGACCCAATCGTGAAGCTCCCCACTCTCAAAATGCTCGTGAAAGCCTGCGCAGACCAGCGCGCCGGATTCAAGCGTCTCTTCGGCGAGTCCGTCGGGATCACCGAGGCCCTCTGCGTCGAGCACGCGCACTACAAAGCCACCGGGCCCGCCCGGGACGCACTTGACGAGGCCACCGCGCTGGTCTGGGCCGCGCACTACAAAGCCATCGCGCCGGCCCGGGACCCACTTGACGAGGCCTGCGCGACGGACCAAGTCGCTGCGTACCGCAGAGCCCTCGCTGCGGCTCAGGGCGCGTACCTCGAAGCCCACGCACGTGCGGTCGCTCAAGTCTTCGGCTCAACGGAGAACCAATCGTGAAGCTCCTCACTCTCAAAATGCTCGTGAAAGCCGGCGCAGACCAGCGCGCCGAATTCGAGCGTCTCTTCGGCGAGTCCGTCGAAGTCACCGAGGCCCTCTGCGTCGAGCACGCGCAGGTCTTTGACTGGGCTTGGGCCGCCGAGCATCTGCTCGCCCCTGCGGCCCGGGACGCGTATGACGAGGCCATCGCGCCGGTCTGGGGCGCACTTGATGAGGCCACCGCGACGGCCCGGATCGCATATGACGAGGCCATCGCGACGGCCTGGGCCGTGTATGGCGGGGCCATCGCACCGGCCCGGGACGCGTATCACGAAGCCACCGCGCCGACCTGGGCCGCGTACCAAGCAGCCATCGCGCCGGCCCGGATCGCGCTCAACGAAGCCACCGCGACGGCCCGGGCCGCGCGCGACGAAGCCACCGCGACGGCCCAGGGCGCGTTCAGCGAAGCCCTCGCCCGCGCGTTCGCACAAGCCTTCAACTCAACGGAGAACCAATCGTGAAGCTCCTCCCTCTCATCGTGCTCACGAAAGCCCGCGCAGACCAGCGCGCCGGATTCAAGCGTCTCTTCGGCAAGTCCGTCGAAGTCACCGAAGCCATCTGCGTCGAGCACGCGCAGGTCTTCGACTGGGGTGGGGCCGCCGAGCACCTGCTCGCCCCTGCGGCCCGGGCCATGTATGACGAGGCCATCGCGCCGGCCTGGGGCGCACTTGATGAGGCCACCGCGACGGCCCGGATCGCGTACCGCAAAGCCATCGCGCCGGCCCGGGCCGCGCTCAACAAAGCCACCGCGATGGCCTGGGCCACGTATCTCGAAGCCACCGCACCGGCCTGGGCCGCGCTCAACAAAGCCACCGCGCCGACCCGGGCCGCGTACCGCAAAGCCACCGCGCCGACCTGGGCCGCGTACCGCGCAGCCATCGCGCCGGCCCGGGCCGCGCTCAACGAAGCCACCGCGACGGCCCGGGCCGCGCTCAACAAAGCCACCGCGACGGCCCAGGGCGCGTTCAGCGAAGCCCTCGCCCGCGCGTTCGCACAAGCCTTCAACTCGACGGAGAACCAATTATGAAAACCCTCACTCTCAAAATGCTCGTGAAAGCCGGCGCGGGCCAGCGCGCCGAATTCAAGCGTCTCTTCGGTGAGTCCGTCGAGATCACCGAAGCCATCTGCGTCGAGCACGCGCAAGCTTTCTACTGGGGTGGGGCCGCCGAGCACCTGCTCGCCCCTGCGGCCCGGGCCACGTATCGCGGAGCCACCGCACCGGCCCGGGCCACGTATCGCGAAGCCACCGCACCGGCCTGGGCCACGTATCGCGAAGCCACCGCGACGGCCTGGGCCGTGTATGGCGATGCCATCGCGCCGGCCCGGGCCGCGTGTCTCGAAGCCACCGCGCCGGCCTGGGCCACGTATCTCGAAGCCACCGCGCCGGCCCGTGCTGCGTATAGCGAAGCCCTCGCCCGCGCGTTCGCGCAAGCCTTCAACTCGACGGAGAACCAATCATGAAAACCCTCACTCTCAAAATGCTCGTGAAAGCCGGCGCGGGCCAGTGCGCCGAATTCGAGCGTCTCTTCGGCAAGTCCGTCGAAGTCACCGAGGCCCTCTGCGTCGAGCACGCGCAAGCTTTCTACTGGGGTGGGGCCGCCGAACACCTGCTCACGCCTGCGGCCCGGGCCACGTATCGCGAAGCCATCGCGCCGGCCTGGGCCACGTATCGCGAAGCCACCGCGCCGGCCTGGGCCGCGTATCTCGCAGCCATCGCGCCGGCCCGGGCCGTGTATGACGAGGCCACCGCGACGGGCTGGGCCGCGTTCAACGAAGCCATCGCGCCGGCCCGGGCCGCGCTCAACGAAGCCACCGCGACGGCCCGGGCTGCGTTCAACAAAGCCACCGCGACGGCCCGGGCTGCGTTCAACAAAGCCATCGCGCCGGCCCGGGCCGCGCTCAACGAAGCCATCGCGCAGGCCTGGGCCGCGTATGACGAGGCCATCGCGCCGGCCCGGGCCGCATTTGACGAGGCCCAAGCCCGCGCGTTCGCTCGCGCTTACGCCCTAACCCCTAACCCCAAACGTAAAGGAACCGACACCACCATGAAAGCCGTGATTAGCTGACCCCACAGCCGCGCGAGAGACCTTGACGGGGGCGCGCCATTGCCGTCGCAGCGGGCGCCCTTGACGATTCTGACTTGATCGAAGCCTGACCCTCTAACCTCAACCGTAAAGGCCACAAAATGAACTTCCCCTCAATCAACATCGGCGACGAGCTGACCTGCGCCGAAACAGGAAAGCAATTCATCGCCGCACCGCAAGGCTGCACATTCAACTACGCGCGCACACTCGCGGGCGAAATACTCAGTGATGATGGCGCGAGCATTCGCGAGAAACGCGCCCTTCTCGACCGCGCTTCGCCTTTTTACTGCTATGTATCCGGCGACGCCCTGCACGTCACGGATTGGAAAGGCAACACGCTGGGGCGGGTATCTGAATACCGCGAGAGTCGAAATGGGTTTCACCGCTCGACGATCGCCAGGTTCCGTGTACGCGACGTGCACGGGCAACTGTGGTCTGGCCGCGGTCCGGGCCGCAGTATGTGTTGTGTTTTGCGTGCCATGAAGGGGTAACCAATCATGAAAACCCTCACTCTCAAAATGCTCGTGAAAGCGGAAGCCCGCGCGGGCCAGCGCCGCGCATTTGTCCGCCTTTTCGGCGAGTCCGTCGATGTCACCGAGGCCCTCTGCGTCGAGCACGCACGGGTTTTTGACTGGGACGGGGCCGCCGAGCATCTGCTCGCCCCTGCGGCCCGGGCCGCGTACAACGCAGCCACCGCGAGGGCCTGGGCCGCGCTCAAAAAAGCCACCGCGCCGGCCCGGGCCGCGTATGGCGAGGCCACCGCGCCGGCCTGGGCCGTGTACAGCGCAGCCACCGCGAGGGCCCGGATCGCGCATGACGAGGCCACCGCGACGGTCCGGGCCGCACTTGACGAGGCCATCGCGCTGGCCTGGGCCGCGCTCACCGAAGCCATCGCGACGGCCCGGGCCGCGTACCGCGCAGCCATCGCGCCGGCCCGGGCCGCGTACCTCGAAGCCCAAGCCCGCACGTTCGCACAAGCATTCAACCTCTAACCTCTAACCTCTAACCTCTAACCTCTAACCTCTAACCTCTAACCTCTAACCTCTAACGCTCCCTAACACCCACGCCATGAGCACCCCCACCATGAACACCCCCACCATGAACACCCCCACCATGAACACCCCGAAGACAGAAACGGAACAATTCGAGCACCACGCAGCACGCGCGTTTTTCGCGAGCGCCTGGGCCGACGCGTGCGAAGAAGCCGGGAGCGGGGATATCCTTTCGGGGCAAAAAATAATGAACATCATGCCTGTCACTATCGACCCCGCGGCTACCCATGCCGCCCGCATTCTGCGAATGGATATCGAGCGCGTCAATGGCCAGACCATCCCTCAGTTGTTGGCTTTCGTGGCGTCGGCTGCCGCAGGCGACCGCGCACCGACGGCCGAATTCTTTGGCCACTACGCCGCGATGCGAGCAATGGGGCATGGTGTCGGTCTGCGAGACGCATTCGGTGCCGAAGTCGACGCGGCTATCTCTGTGCCCTCCGTCGAGTTCGGTTCGCACTCACTGCAGCGCGACTACTTCGTTCTCTAACCCCTAACCTCAAACATCAACCCGCTATGTCCTACCATCAATTTGCCGCCGCTTACTTCCACGCCGGCCGTGCCTGGGCTATCGCCTGTGCAATCGAGTTCGGTGTACCCCTCTTCACCACACTGTGCTACGTGCGCAAAATATGCGCGACCGAGCGTGCCATGAAGGGGTAACCAATCATGAAAATCACCCACCCAATGCTCGTGAAAGCGAAAGCCTGCGCGGGCCCGCGCGCCGAATTCAAGCGTCTCTTCGGCAAGTCCGTCGAAGTCACCGAGGCCCTCTGCGTCGAGCACGTGCAAGTTTTTGACTGGGGTGGGGCCGCCGAGCACCTGCTCGCCCCTGCGGCCCGGGCCGCGTATGACGAGGCCACCGCGACGGCCTGGGCCACGTACAACGCAGCCATCGCGCCGGCCCGGGCCGCGTACAACGCAGCCACCGCGACGGCCCGTGCTGCGCTCAACAAAGCCACCGCGATGGCCTGGGCCGCGTATCTCAAAGCCACCGCACCGGCCTGGGCCACGTATCTCGAAGCCACCGCACCGGCCTGGGCCACGTATCGCGAAGCCCGCGCACGTGCGTTCGCCCAAGCCTTCAACTCGACGGAGAACCAATCATGAAAACCCTCACTCTCAAAATGCTCGTGAAAGCGAAAGCCCGCGCAGACCAGCGCGCCGAATTCGAGCGCCTCTTCGGCAAGTCCGTCGAAGTCACCGAGGCCCTCTGCGTCGAGCACGCGCAGGTCTTTGACTGGGCTTGGGCCGCCGAACACCTGCTCGCCCCTGCGGCCCGGGACGCACTTGACGAGGCCTGCGCGACGGCCTGTGCCGCGTACAACGCAGCCATCGCGCCGGCCCGGGCCGCGTGTGGCGAGGCCATCGCGCCGGCCCGGGCCGCGTATGACGAGGCCACCGCGACGGCCTGGGCCACGTGCACCGCAGCCACCGCACCGGCCTGGGCCGCGTTCAGCGAAGCCACCGCGGCGGCCCGGGACGCACTTGACGAGGCCACCGCGACGGCCGGGGGCGCACTTGACGAGGCCTGCGCGACGGCCCGGGCCGCGTATGACGAGGCCTGCGCGACGGCCCGGGGCGCGCTCAACGAAGCCACCGCGCCGGCCCGGGCCGCATTTGACGAGGCCCTCTGCGCCGAGCACGTGCCGGTCTTCGACTGGGCTTGGGCCGCCGAACACCTGCTCGCCCCTGCGGCCCGGGACGCACTTGACGAGGCCACCGCGACGGCCCGGGCCGCGTTCAGCGAAGCCATCGCGCCGGCCCGGGCCGCGCTCAACGAAGCCACCGCGACGGCCTGGATCGCGTATGACGAGGCCACCGCACCGGCCCGGGCCGCGCATGGCGAGGCCACCGCGACGGCCCGGGCCGTGTATGACGAGGCCACCGCGACGGCCCGGGCCGCACTTGACGAGGCCACCGCGACGGCCTGGGCCGCACTTGACGAGGCCTGCGCGCCGGCCCAGGCCTCGTATGGCGAGGCCATCGCGACGGCCCGGGCCGCGTACACCGCAGCCACCGCGACGGCCCGGGCCGCATATGACGAAGTCATCGTGCCGGCCCTGGCCACGTACAGCACAGCCCTCGCCCGCGCGTTCGCACAAGCATTCAACTCAACGGAGACCCAATCATGAACACCCTCACTCTCAGTGTGCTCCCGAAAACGAAAGCCTGCGCGGGCCAGCGGGCCAAATTCGCCCGACTTTTCGGCGAGTCCGTCGAGATCACCGAAGCCATCTGCGTCGAGCACGCGCAGGTCTTCGACTGGCCGGGGGCGGCCGACTATCTACTCACGCCTGCGGCCCAGGCCGTGTATGGCGAAGCCAGCGCGCCGGCCTGGGCCACGTATCGCGAAGCCACCGCGACGGCCCGGATCACGGACCGCAAAGCCATCGCGGCTGCCTGGGTCGCGCACGGCGTAGCCACCGGGCCGGCCTGGGCCACGTACCGCAAAGCCTGCGCGGCGGCGCGGGCCGCGTACCTTGAAGCCACCGGGCCGGCCTGGGCCACGTACCGCAAAGCCACCGCGCCGGCCCGGGCCGCGCTCAACGAAGCCACCGCGACGGCCCGGGCTGCGTTCAACAAAACCACCGCGACGGCCCGGGCTGCGTTCAACAAAACCACCGCGCCGGCCCGGGCCGCGCTCAACGAAGTCCGCGCACGTGCGTTCGCTCAAGCCTTCAACTCACTGGAAAACCAATCATGAAGAAGCCCCAAAAGCAACACCGCCCCACAACACGCGCGCCACACGGAGAGCAACGATTTCCGACGCGCATCGCGGCATGTGTGACCCCCGAGCAGAAACGCAAGTTCCATCGGCGTGGTGGGAGTGCCTGGCTGCGCGGATTGATTCAGGCAGCCCCCTAACCTTTCACCCTAACCCCAAGGAGAAACCCCATGAATGAACTCCGCCTACTCCACCTACTCGCGGCTTGCAAAGCGCTGTTGCGCGTCCATCCCTTCGGCCGCGAGGCCGAGGAAGTCAAAGAGGCCGTGCGCCAAATAGAGAATCCGCGTGTGTCTGAAAGGATCGAAGCCTTGTTGTCCTGCACGAACATCTCGGCCCCTGACCGCTCCCTGTGCGTGGAGTGGGCCGAACAAGCCAAAAATACCGAAACCGCGCTACTGACACTGCTGGACTGCCCAGACTTGCACATGGACAACCTCGAAAAGGAAACCCGCAGCGCAATCGAGCGGGCCCGAAAAGTGCTCGGCATCTAGCATGCAACTTTTTACGTGTTGTATTTACTAAGGGTTAACCCTTAGATTCGGCACGTAATTCCTTGCAATTCTGCCTCTTTTTTAAGCACTGTCACCCCTGTCACCCCTTGGCACCCCTGTTTCCTATAAAGGCACGGACGCACACGCGCTCACCGCGCCGGCGCATCGCGCACGCGCCTTCTCTATAACTTTATTTTTTAATTAGGATAAGTATAAGAACAGGGGTGACAGGGGTGACAGCACCGTAACCTGTTGATTTTGAACAGAAATATGCTGTCACCCCTCCCGGCTACTCAGGGGTGACAGGGGTGACAGGGGTGACAGGGGTGACAGGGGTGGCAAGGGCTGTGCGCTCCCAGCGCCACGCCCGTTTGCCGTCTACGCGCCGCTGCCCGCTGCGCTCATACCCCAACGCGCGCAGCACCGCCCCGGCGCGCATTTGCACCCGCGCATCCATGTCCTTCGCCGCAACCCCGAGAGCACCCATGAGTACATCGGCAACCGTGAAAGGTGATTCGTCCCTCGCCCTCCCCCTCCCCCTGGACACGTCACCCGCCCGCCCCAATCCGTCACACCCGCCCAGCCATTCGGCGAATGGCCCTTCCCACTCATCGTGCCGTGTGTAGCCCCCATGCTCGGCCTTGGCCAGCTCTTCGGCGCGCTGCCATGCCACACCCCCTACCCAATCCCCGCCTTCGGGGCCGTGCCCGGGGTCGACGGGCTTAACCGCGCCACGGAACAGCGCCGCGCCTTCGGCCCACAGTTGTTCACGCAAGCGCGCCACCTCGTCGGACTTCGCCCAGCGCACGTGTAGTGGCAGCCACCGACGATTGCCAGTCTCGTCGCTTAGCAGGTCGGTGCGGTTGGTCGTACCAACGAGCAAGCAACGCCGAGGGAACGTCGTCGCGAATTCCTTGAACTTCGGCACCCACTTTTCGTGCGTCCGTGAAACCCACGCCTTGATCGACTCTTGATCTTTCGTGTGCAAGCCGCGCAACTCGTTGATTTCACCAACAAGCACCCCGCGCAGCGTTCGCGCAAGCGTGTCGTCGTCCTTGTTGAGATCGACTTCGGCGTAAAACAGCGGGTCTGGCACCATTGCCTTCAGGCTTTTCGTTTTACCCTCACCTTGGCCCCCTTCCAGGATCACGGCCATATCGGCCTGCACCCCCGGCTGTATGACCCGCCCGGCGAGCGCAGTCCAGATGTAGAGGCTGACAGCGCGTGCATAGGGGGTGTCAGCCGCGCCGAAGAGGTCGGTCAAGAAACGTTCGACCCGGCGCGCACCATCCCAGCTCGCTTCGACTTCCGCAAGCCACAGCTGGGCGCTGTCGAACTGGTTCTCCTCTGCGACCAGAATCGCCGCATCGCGGGCCAGCTCTTTCGGCGCGCTCTTGAACTTGCGTTTTTCGATCTCGATGCGCAAGCGCACAAGATCCGCATCGCGCATCGGGCGCCATTGCTGCACCGCGCCAGCGGGCTGCACCATCATCTCGTCGCGGAACGTGTCATGCCCGATCTGCATGCCGGCTTCCCACTCGTCACTGAACGCGCGCACCACGTTCTCGACCGTCGGCGCTACGTAACCCTGCTTGTCGCGGGGGTGGTACGCCGGGGGCTCATATGTGGCCGGCCGCTCGCGGCCGCCGACGCCAGAAGCGGCGCCAGAAGCGCCAACAGCACCCCGCGCGGGGGCAGTAGCCACCCAGCCAGAAAAATCGCCTGTAGGCCCGGTTTGGGGGGTTGGCAAGGCCACAGACTGAGGGCCCGCCGCTCGCCCGCGCGCAGCTGCGGCCCCTTCCAACTCAAAGCCATCCACGTCCGGCACGCCCGCCGTCGCCGGGTTGGCCCAACCGGCCGCGCCTGCGGCTTTGAACAGCGTCGCGGCCGTGATGCCCCCGGCCCGGTTCTGGTCGGCGTAGACCCAAACTTTCTCTTCGGCGTAACCCGGCACGTGTTTTGAGCTGCGCTCGCTCCACGCCTCGAACTTGGCCAGCCCCTCCGCGCTCCCGCCCGTAGCCCAGTGCACGGCGTAAGCCAGATCACGCCAACTGTCGTAGCCCACCTCCTCGCCGGTGTTGGGGATCGCGTCCAGCGCGGCCCACAACGTCGGTAGCTCGGTGTCCGGTAGACCCGGCGCCCGCGCCGCGTGCTCGACCACGGGCCGCGCGGCACGCGGCACGCCGGGAGACACGCGCCAGAAGCCGGGGGCGAGGATGGCTTCGCGAGGGAGAACGTGGAGTGTCACCATAGCTGTTCCTCTTCGTTTTCACCCGGCTCACTCAAAGCCAAGGGCGTGCTCTGGCCGGCCAGCGGCAGGATGAACATGGACCCGTGCCGGCCGAGGGCAACCTCGTCTTGCTTCGGGAACACTTCGACAGTGCCGGCCACCACCCCGCTCGTGCCGTCGCGCAACCCGCACGAGGCCAGCACCCGCCGCAGGAACTCGCGCACGCTGTAGCAGTCCTGGGGCTCATCCCAGAGCAAGATAAGGTGCACCCCCCGTCCGCCCGAGCTGCGGAAAAGCATCGGCGCCATCCCCCACACGAACTCCAGCTCGTCGACGACTTTGGCCACGGCCGCGCTCATGCCCGCCCAGTCCGTTTCGCCTTTGTGCGAGTCGAAGTCGAGCAGACCAACGAGCGTGACGCTCTCCCCCGCGCGTATAGGGCACACGCCACGGGCGGGACCGCCGTTGAGGTGCCGGGCGACGCGCTCGGCAGTCAGCGGCTGCGCGGTCCACGTGGGGGCTTCACCGAGCCGGCGCACCGCTGTCACATCGACGCGCACGCGGTCGGTGAGGGGCCTCAAGCCACGGATCAAGGGATCGTTGGGGTTCATGCCGACCCCCTACGCGGCCCGCGGGCGGGGCGGAATGCCACCCCGCGGCGCCTGAGAATCTGGTGCATTGCTTGGCGGCTCACGCCGTGGGCCAATGCAACTTGCGCGATAGAGTACCCTTGTCGGTACTGCCTCACCGCTGTGCGGTAGTCTTTTCGTGGGGCCATGATCGAGGCGAATGGTTGGCAGGGTGCCAACTATACGCCCGCAGCGGCCGCGGGGACAACCGCCCTACGTCACCACCCCATCCACCACACCACAGCGGCTACGACCCACGAGGGGATGGCACCGACCACCACATCCATCACCTCGGCTACACCGTTGCCGCGTCGCTGTTGGTACACCTCGACGCCGAGTAGCAGCCCCCCGGCCCCGCCGACTATCGCCCAAGCGTGGGCCCCACTCGCGGCCACCCACACCAGCAAGGCCACCCAGCCCGCGACCAGAAGGCCGCCTTTGAAATGCTCAATCTTGTCTTTCGGGATTTTCATGGCTTTGTCTCCTCGTAACGGTGTAGCCCCCGACTTTCACACCAAGCACTTCGCGCGCCAAGAACTCGCGGACAGCGCGATCCACGTCGGCGATGTTGAGGGTGAGACGTGCTTTCACGTTGCGCCTGCCTTTCTGCACGCCCGCGCGAACTCGCACCCCGAGCACCCCGCGGCGTGCGACTCGCGGGGCAAGTTGAGGTCGAGCTTACGGCCAGCGATCTCGACGCGTACCGCCATGGCCGACGACATTCGGCGCCGCCCGTCTTGGTACGCGCGTAGGCTGTCTTTTGTCGTCTTGACGAGGGGCGCCAACGCCACCAGGTCGGCGTGCGTTAGGTCGCTTATGTGTAGCGGTTTGGGTTTGGGTTTGGGTTTGGGTTTGTCCACCGCACCAGTGTAGCAATTGCCCCAAACTGCCGCAAGTGCCGCGCAAATGCAACTTGCGCTACACCACCAAAGTGGATTAGGCTTCGCATCCCGGGCGCAGCAACTATTTTTCAAACACGCGAATTTCTACTTGACAGGCGTATGCAACACGTGCTACATTTTCAACACCAAGTAGCGAGGGCTGTCGAATGTTCGTGCCGGTCAGGTGGTTCAAACAGATGTTGTTGTGGGTGCGCATCGCCTACGCCGAAGGGATGCTCGCAGAGGCGACCGACGAGCGCGACGTGATCCTCCAGGAGCGGTGGGTCGCGCTTGACACGCAGGACAGCGCCGCCTACGTGATGCTGACCCGCATGCACTTGGAAGCGGGGCATGAAATAGAAAGAATCCAAACCCGGCGCGATGACCTCGCGCTACAACTTGAAAGATTACGCAAATGACGGTGAAAATCACAATGCAACTGCCCGTTCGCGGCATGGCATGCACAATCGAAGCCTACTCGGTCGAAGACATGGTCGCAACGGTGCGCAGCATGCAAGAGTTAACCGAGCAGATGCCCACCGATGCCACAGCCCCGGCCCCAGGCGCGGCGTACGCGACCTGGACCGCCGCGGTCGCTTCGCGGGCCGCCACAGCCCCCGCCCCCGCCCCCGCCCCGGCCCCAGAAGCGCCGAAAGCAAAAAAGTCTGTCGGGACGGGGAAGCCTGCCGCTACCATGCCGCTGGTTGCCGCACCATGGGAGGCAACAACTGCATCCTCGACGCCGTCCCCTACCCCCGCCCCTGCCCCCCAGGCCGCACCCGCAGCTGCGTCGCAGGAGCCGGCGAAGACCTACCTCCAAACGGGCATCCCTGAAGCGATTGCGCAGTACCTTGGCGCGAAGGACTCACCCGGCTACGCCGACCGCCGCGCAGCCATGGTGGCGCTGTTGGGGCAGTTCAAGGTCGCGAAGGGCCCGGAACTCCAACCCGAGCAGTTCGTCGACTTCCAGCTCGCACTGGCCGCGCTCACGTCGCAGCCAAACGACCCGCAGTAGCTGCGCGCCGGTCCACCACACCGAAAGGAATGAAACAAATGAAGCACCTACTGCCAACCAGGAGAACCTGAAATGAAAACTCTCGTGCGTGAAGGGCCGACGCTGTTGCTTGGCGCGTTCATCGTCCTCGCGGCGTTGAAGGTGCTGGGCTATACCGACTGGTCGTGGTTGGCGGTATGTGCACCACTGTTGCTTCCTACCGTGCCCGCTTCGGTGTTGGTTGTTTTCGTCGTCTTCAGGTTTGCGTACTGGGTATCGGTGGGGGCTGTCGAGATCACATTCAACGAACTTTCAGATTGGCTCAAAAAATGACTCTCATGCAAACGTCAACGCCCGTCGTACTGCACGAAGACGCGCACGCGCGGCTGAGCCCGAGCGGGTCGAAGAAATGGTTCGCGTGCCCGGGGTCGTTGACCTTGGAAGAACCGATCCCGAACGAAGCCAGCAGCTATTCGGACGCAGGCACAGCGATGCACGATATCGCAGCCCGCTGTCTCACCGAGCATCGCCGGGCGGCTCACTATGTCGGCGGGTACGTCGTCGTGAGCCCGCCGCACGAGATCGAACAGCGCAAAGTCGAGTTCGACGCCGAGATGGCTGAGCTGGCACAGGGCTACGTCGACGCGATGCGATTCCAGGCCCTCGGCGCCACCGCACACTGGGTCGAGCAGCGCGTCGACTTCTCCGAGTTTTGCGGCGTGCCCAAGCAATTCGGCACGGCCGACTTCATCGTCTTGGATGAGCGAGGGGGCGCGGTGTGGGTGAGCGATCTGAAGACTGGCTACAAGCCGGTCGATGTGCGCAAGAACACACAGCTGATGATCTACGCGCTGGGCGCGCTGGCCAAACTGCGCGATGAAGACATAGCCAACCTGCGGGAAGACGAAGACGAAGACGAAGCCAACCTGCGGGAAGACGAAACTGCCGAAGACGAAGACGAAGACGAAGACGAAGACGAAGACGAAGACGAAGACGAAGACGAAGACGAAGACGAAGACGAAGACGAAGACGAAGCCAACCTGCGGGAAGACGAAACTGCCGAAGACGAAGACGAAGACGAAGACGAAGCCAACCTGCGGGAAGACGAAATCGCCGAAGACGAAGAGGAATTGTTCTGATGGGCGCCACAACGAAAGAAAACCCATTCACTTGGGCACGCCGCAAGGGCATCAAGACCATCGTGCTGGGGGTGTACCAACCCAAAGCCGACGGCCACACCGAAGACGCTGTCAGCCTCGACGAGCTGGAGGCGTTTTCGGTCGAGTTGCGCGAGAAGGCCGCCAGGGTGGAAGCCGCCAAAGCGGATCGCGGCGTGATGCCGGACGAGAAGTGGGAGCGCATCTACCTCAACCCGACACCGAATGCAGAAGAGTGCGCGTTTTGCCGGGCCATGCCGACGTGCCCATCCGCGAATCGAACGCTGGGGGCATTCATGCTCGACGGCTTCGGCGCGGTGGAAGAAGGGAAAGCGCCGGCCCCCCGTGAGCTTGATTCCGTTGGGTTGCCGCTGCTGAACAGGCTAATGCACCAGGCGCCCTTCGTCGAGGACATGATTCTTGCGGTGCGCGCCGAAGTTGAGCGCCGGTTACTGGCCGGCGAAGAGTTGGCGGACTTCGGGCTGGATACAGGCCGACTCGGCGCTCGCAAGTTCAAGGACGCAGAGGAAGCTGAGCAACTTCTCAACAAACAAATGCGGCTCTCGAAAGACATGATTTACAACTTCAAGTTGAAGACCCCTACGCAGCTCGAAGAGCTGACCAAACCGGGCGAAGGTGGCGAGGCCCCCGTGCTTGGCGATACGCGGTGGAAACGCGTCTGCGCACTCGTGACGCGGAACGACCCGAAGCCGACGGTCAAGCTCAAAAGCAAGATCAAGAAGCCCTACGCCCTCCCGACACCAACGGCCGAGGGTTTCGAGGCGCACGCCACGCCACACCGAGCCGACGAGCTTTTTTGAAAGGCACACATGACCGACGAAATCAACCTACCGCCAGCAGGGTTGGCAGGCGACTACGCGCGTGACTGCCCCGCGTATGACGTGCACGACCTGAGAAATGCCATCCTTGCAGACCGAGCGCAGCAATCCCCCCAAGCCAAGGCACAGCTAGACGTTGATGAACTTTGGAGGTACGCGCAACTATATGCAGATGAGCACAGAGCCGAGGCTCATCCTCATGCGTCACTCGCGGGGATCGAAGGTGCAAAACGGCGCAAACTCACTCACGAAGTGGCATTGCGGCACGGCTTGCGGGCGTTGGCCGAAAAGGCAGCGCGACCAGTAGCGCCAGCACCAGCGCAGCCACCAGCGCAGGCAGCACCTGCACCCCGCTAACCCAGCACCACGGAGAAGTCATGTCGAAAATTGTACGTACAAAGAGCAGAGTCGCTGGCGGCATCACGCCGAAGGAGGAGATACTCCTCGCGGCCCACACCGCAAAATGGATTGCCACAGCAATGTCCACAGAACCGGTTGCACCCGAGCGCCTTGTGCCGGCCATCAAAGCGCTGTACGCTGCGGCATATCTGAAGGAGCCTCGCGTCGTCATCGTGCCTAGCCCGAAGGTCATGGCGTTTGCTGGTGGCTTCGCTGCGGCCATTTGGTGGCAGCGAGGCAACAACGCCGCAACGATCGACGCAACGATCGCCGCAACGGACGCCGCAACGGACGCCGCAACGATCGCCGCAACGGACGCCGCAACGGACGCCGCAACGGACGCCGCAACGGCCGACG